ACTTCCCACTATCTAAGGGTGACGTTCAAGGACGTATTGATTCATTAGAAAAAAATGCTGTCTCGTTAGAGCAGTATGGTTTTGAGACAGAGCCAAGAAAAGAAAAGCCGCTAAAATACACAGCAGCTCCTGCACCCGCACCTATAGCAAAGCCAAAAACTGAGGCACAGAAAAGAGAGCAAGAGTTATTTGATACTTCATTTAAAGCTCTTGAAAAGACAGATCCTGAGTACTTGAGAAGAAAGGCTCAGTCAGATGCTATTGACGCTAAGGTCAATCAGATCAACGCTGACTTCATAAATGACAATGAAGAAGATGTTGTGCCTAAAGTACAGCAGCTCATAAAAGACTATCCATATCTACAGGTCAATCAATCAGGCGCTGGTTATGACGAACTAGAAATAGTAAACACAGTTACCAACGAGAGAAAGAAAATCAACCTAGAGAACTGGACGTCAGATAGGGATAAAGAAGAAGCCAAAATATTGAGTGGTTTCTTAGATGTTCAGATGACATCAAAAGACTATGTCAACCAATACCAAAAGGTAAATAAGATAAAGGAGCAGATGCAATCAGCTACTCCTACACAAAGAATTGAACTATCTCAACAATTACTAGATGAGCAAGCTAAGTTACAAGACCTATCTGATGGTAGATATAACTATGCTAAAAATGACAAGTATAAGTCATCAGCCATTTACGACAAGAATGCAAAAGAGAATGTAAAGACAGACTTTGCTAGATTGCAACTTCAATCTATTGACTACGCAGAAAAAGCGAAAAGCTATGCTGAGTGGAATCAAACAGTAACTGAAGCTAGACAAAAGGGATTAATTACTGAAGAGCAATATCAGAACGATTACCTTCCTAAGTTAGCTCAAGAAAAAAATATGCTTGTTGATGAGCGTAATAAAATCAATGATGACTTTAGGCAAACCCAATACAACAGCACATCAATTGATCGAATAGCAGCTGATGAGTTTGCCATTCAGTCTGAAAGAGGTAACGTATTAACAGGCGCCACATATTCAGCATTGCAAGGTGCAGAGAACTCATTAAGATTCTTACTTGAGACAGGTGACTTTCAAGATGGTGAATTCAAGGGATTCTTGACAGGAGCTGCACCGGGATCAGTTAGTGATTTCTACACATCATCTGAAAACAGAAGCGCATTTGAGCAAATCATATTTGGTCTTGCTAACTCAGGAGGGTCTGCACTAGTTGGTGCTGCTGCCGGTGTTCCATTCCTTGGTTTATATGCATCATCTTATGTAAGCACTAAAGACCAAATGAGTGGGCCTGAGTTTAAGGATGTGCCTGAATATCAAAAGATATTATTCTCAGGAGCACTTGGTGCTACAGTTGGTTTGCTAGAAAAGTATGGTATCAGTAAGTGGTTCTCAAAGACACCTGCGGGTAAAGGCCTTACTAATTGGGTGCTAAAGAAAACAGTTGCTGAACTAGGCAAGGATGCGTCTTCAGAAGCTATTGAGTTAGCTGTAAAGAAAAACTTGGGTGCAGCAATAACCAATGGACTTATTCAAGTTACATCAGCCGGATTGGTAGAAGGATCTACTGAATTAGCTCAAGAGGCTGCTGACATGGTCTATAAGGATGTATTCAATAGAATGTCTGACAAAGGTCAGTTTGACAATCCAAAATCATGGGCCGGGGTTGCTGATCGATTAAGCCAATCATTCATGCTTGGTTTTGCAGGTGGTGCTGGAATGCAATCTATCACACAGACATTACAAGTTGCAGCAGGTGAAATGAATAAGGCTCAGATAAATAGTATTGAGCAGCTTATCGATAGCCCTGAACTTAAAGATACGTTTAGACTCAACATTAAAGACCAAATACTTTCTGGTCAGATAACTAAACAGGAGGGCAAAGCAATTGCTGAGAGACTGAATGAAGTAGAGGGTACTCTTAATAAGATACCAAAGAATGTAGACCGTTATGAAGCGTTCAAGTTGATCAACGAGCGTGACGAAATAAAGAAAGAAATTGCAGGGAAAGACCCTGATCTTGTCGTCGTTCAGACTGAGCGAGTGGCAGAAATTAATGAACAACTAAAACAATTAAGCAAAGATGCCGTTCAAAAGCAAACAACAGGTGAAGTATCTGTACAGCCAGGAGCCCAAAGTGGCGGAGAAATGGCGCAAGGAAAACCAGAAGCAGGACCTCAAGAAGTTACCCAAGAAGGTCAGCAAGCCCAAGAAGAAGAGTTAAAAACAATTAATGATAGAATATTAAAGATTGAAGCTGCTAATAAAAGAGGTGAATTACTTGAAGATTCACAACCGGGTGAATTAAAAAGGCTCAAGGATAGAAAAAAACAATTAGAGAAGCAATCAGAAGCTTCAAGAGTTGAGTTTGATATTAAAGCTAAAACATTAGAAGAACTTGAAAAAATTCAATTTGAAATAGAAGAGTCTAAAGATCCTAAAGATAGAAAGCTATTTAATGATATAGATAATGAACTTCAGAGTAGAGAATGGCAAAGCGTTATAAATGCTCCATTATCTGAGGTTAATGATGTATTAGATACTTTAATAGAAAAAAATAAAACCATGCCTAATGGCTTTGGCGCTTATATTGAAAACGCAGAAGCTAGAAAAGCAAAACAGGTTATCAATAAGTATTTAGGTGAAGTATCACGAGAAGAAGCTGTAAAGGACTTTAAAGATGCATTCTTTGGATCACCTTCATCTTACTATCCAGATGGATTGCAATTGAGAGAATCTGCTAGAGTTTACATAGAAAATGGTGGAAGTATTAAAGATCTTCTTCAAAATATTTCTAGTGAATTTATTTCTGATGGATTTACAGAGGAAGATGCAGCAAATGTAATAAGTCGTAAGCTAGGACAAGTAGCTAAAACAAATTTGCAAGAAACAGAAAAAACAATTAATTTAGCCGCAGATGAAAAAGGAAACATACAACCCGAACGCGCCGGAGACGGAAGAGGACGGACTGAGAGCAGGAAATTTACGCCTCTTGAAGGTGCGCCGTCAGTTCCAGGCATTAACGGGCCGGACCCACAACTTGTTGCCGTTGCAGAACAATACGCAGCAGACAATGGAATCGACCTCAAAAGACAGTCAGAATACGTCGAAGTAGATGAGGATCGAGCTAGGAGAATTGCCGATGCTTACGAGCAGATGGCTGACGATCCACAGAATCCAAAAGTAAAAGAGGCTTATCAAGATCTTGTAAACCAAACAATAGCACAATACCAAGCTTTGGTAGATGCAGGTTATAAGTTTTGGTTCATGGATTTAAACATACCAAGCAATGCTGAGTATGCGTCTACTCCATATAATGCGCTAAGAGACCTTAGACAGAACAAAGAGATGGGTGTATTCCCAACTGCTGATGGATATGGAGAAGAAGGGATAACACAAGAGCAGAGAGAAAATAATCCGCTACTGCAAGATACAGGTATTATGTGGCCTGTAGGTGGTTTAGATGGCGAGATGATGCCGGTACTAGCAAATGATTTATTCAGGGCTGTACACGATACATTTGGACATGGTTTAGAAGGTGCTGGTTTCAGAGCAAGAGGAGAAGAAAATGCATGGCAGGCTCACGTTAGATTGTTTACAGGGCCAGCTGTTGGAGCCATAACAAGTGAGACAAGAGGTCAGAACTCTTGGTTGAACTATGGTCCTTTTGGAGAAGCTAATAGAACAGCTAAAGTAGATGACACTGTATTTGCTGATCAAAAGATTGGCCTTATGCCTGAGTGGACTTGGACCGAAGGTCGTGCGGGTGATATGGAAGTTGATATCATGGAAGCTGATACCACTAAGCAAAGTAACTTACAGAAAGTACTTGACACACTAGATAAAATTGAAAAAGATCTTGACCAGTTTGGAAAGGAAACACTAGGTGTAAATATTCCGGTTGCATTAGCCAAGACAATTGTCAAGGCAGTTAAAGCGCTTGTTAAGGCAGGCGTATCACTTGAGCAAGCAATCAAAAAAGTTGCCGCTGAGAACAACCTATCTGAAAGAGAGGTAAGTTCATTACTTAAACCAACAAAAGTATCTGAAATAGATGTTAACGAGGTAAGAGCTAAAGCTAGACCTGGAAAGCGTATATCAAAAGGATTATCAGTTAAAACAGTTGACCGTAAAAAGGTTATTGAAGAAACTGAAGACTTATCTATAGAATACGTTAAGAAAAATGCGCCAAAAGCATTTGTTTCTAATGCCAATATCATTGCTAAATACCCATTAATTGCCGGTAAAAAGAAGTTTAAAACAGCAACAACAGTTGAGCAGGCTCAAGAGATATATGACGTATTTGTTAGAGAAGTAGCTGACAACCTAAACTACTTAATGGCTGAATTTAAGCCAGAGTACAGAGAGATATCAACTCTTTGGTATGATGGAGCGAATGCTATAGCAAATGATTTTGCTACGCAATTTGGTGTATCAGCAGAACAGGCAGCAGGTATAATAGCGGCTATGTCTCCTCAAAAAGATTGGTATCAAAATGTTCGATTGGCAGAGATGGTGTTAATGGCCTATAAAGATAATCCAGTCATGACTAAGGAAATGATTGATTATCAAAAGGGCGTAAACGAAAAAGGTCTTTATGATGGAGCTAAATCAGCTGGCAAAAAATTAAAAAAGGCACAAAAAGAATACAGCGAATCTAGAACTAAAGCCAATAAAGAAGCCTTAGAAGAGGCAAAAGTTAACATGCAAAAAGCTATTGAAAAAGCTGACGCTGTAATAACTATGCTTAATAAATATGTAGGTAAAAAATTAAATGAAGTTCCTGCATTTGTTCAACCATATATGGTGAGAACATATCACGAGGTAAATACTACTAAAGATTACAATATTGTAGCTCCAGATGGTAGTGTTCAAGGTGTTGCAAAAAAGAACAATGGATCTAAAGCCAAAGTTGCATGGGGATCTTATAGTGAGATTGGAAAGGCAGTTGCTATTAAAAATGACGGTAGCCAAGAAAATATCACAAGATCTTTAGGCGAGATGCATAAGATCAGAAATTTCTATAATAACATCATTGATCCAATGAGTAAAGATGGTGATGTTACCATGGATACACATGCGATCGCAGCAGCATTATTGTTACCTTTATCTGGTAAATCAACTCAAGTTGGTCAAAATTTTGGTACCAAAACCGCAAACTCTGCACCTCTTGGTATTAAAGGTCTTTACTACGCTTATGCTGATGCTTATGCATTGGCTGCTAAAGAAGCAGGATTACTTCCAAGACAGGTACAAAGTATTACTTGGGAGGCTGTGCGCGGTTTATATACAGACACGTTTAAAGGAAATAAAGCTGAAGTAGCAAAAATTAATAATATTTGGAAAGACTATCAAGATGGAAAAATTACAATCGATGAAGCAAGAGAACAAGCCAAGCAATCAGCCGGTGGCATCAAAGACCCAACCTGGGCAGGAGGACCTCTTCAAGAAGAGCCTGGAGGAAGCGTTGGGCAGGAAAGTGTCAGCGGAAGAGGTGAAGGAGATGGACGCAATATTGTCGGGGATAGACCTGGAAGGGAGATATTAACAGCAGACACCAAAGATAAAGCAATTCTAAAAAAAGCACTTGACTTTTTAGATAAAGCTGATAAAGACTTAGGAAAGTTTGGTAAAGAAACACTTGGTATTAATATACCAGTTGCAACTCTTCAAGCTATTGTTAAATTAGCTAAGGCATTAGTAAAAACAGGATTAACGTTACAAGAAGCCATCATCAAAGCGGCTGAACAGAAAAATGTATCCACTCAGGATGCATTGAATGCAATTATGTTTATGTCTGAGACTATCAAGCAACCTATCAAAAAGGTTCTTGTTAGTGAAGCAGCAGCCCTTAAATCACAACTTAGATTAGAAGCCAGAGCAGCGCGAGAGGCTAAGATGGATCTAAATGCTAAACGTAAGGCATTGGTTTCAGCTATATCAGCTATGGTTAAGGATGGTAAAATATCCACTCGTCAATCAAAATCAATCATCAATAAGGTTGGTAAAGTAAACCTGGACAACCCGATTATGGTTGAGCGATTGATCAATTATGCTGAGAAGGTATTCCAAAGAGCTGACTACCAAGAAAGATTGTCTGAGGCATCTAAAATCAGAAAGTCAATCAGACGTGCATTGAAGTCCAAAGAACTTCAGGCTGAGGTTGTTGGTATGGCTAAGATGTTTACAAAAGTTGATCCTTTCTTAGTTGAAAACATTGATCAATACATCTCAAACGCAGAGAACGTTCTAAATGCAGTCCGACCTGTAAGAGGTACTGAAGTTGCTATTAGACAAGCAGCTGACATTGAAGCCATCAATGAGTTCACTATGGAGCAGATTGAGCTTCAGGAAAAGAACAAGAAAGCTGAGTTAATGTCTGTACACAGCTATTTAGTTGAATCTGGTGCTATAACTGAAGACATGACTTCTAAAGAAATGCAGGAGATCATTGACATCATTAGCACTAAAGAAGATGAGATTAACGACCCCGATAAGAAGATGAACTTCTTGAAAAATCGTTTTGAGTTCATGTCTGGTATCATAGAAAAGATGATTGTGAACAACGAAGATCCGTTCACAGAAGAGTCACTTGATCTTACACCAAGACAAAAAGAATTAATGGGACAGCTGTTGAAAATTGACATGGATAGATTGTCAGTTAAACAGGCTGCGTTAGTTCTTGAGGCTATGGATAACTTCATGAATAACGGTATCACAAGTGGTGTCGAGGCAGTCGTTAAGAACTACCAAGGCACACTTAATGCTGATCGATTGGCTGCTTCAGGAAAGAGATCAAGACCACTTAAGATGTATTTCAATAAAGGGATTGGTAAGTTATTTGGAGAGCAATTTGTATCGCTTCCGCTACTCATTGAGCGCATGTTCCCAGGGATGAAGAATGGTCTGAAGCTTATGTCAGACATGGGACTTACCGATGTTATTAGAGGTGCAGCAAAGGCTGACTATGAGCACAAGCAATTGGTTAAGCAATATACTGAGCAAGGATTCTATAAGCAGAAAGGTTTTATGAATGCAGAGAATGTATACGAAAGAGGTATGCTTGCATTCTTAAGTAGAAATTTAATTGGCACCGAGACAGAAAGACGAAATGAGTTTACACGTCGCGTCAAAATTATTGAGGAGTCAATTAAAGAACTAGAGGCTGGGTCAGCTGCTGAAGTAAAGATGGCAGATCTATATCAAAAGGCATATGACAAGTTAAAAGTATCTGAGCGTGATATTGATGTCATCAAGGCAAATGCTGAGCAGATGAACTTAGATGCAGTTGATTGGATGACAAATCAATGGGCTTCGAAGTATGACCAACTTGCTGACGTTAGCTTAGCTGTATACAACTCAATTCTTGGTAGTGATACCAACTATACGCCAGATAGATATAAAGGCTTAGAAGGGGCTGATTTAGAGCTAGACGAAGACTTATTAAGCAGAGGTAGCGCATTCATGTCGTCACTTGATTATACCAATAAAAACAAGTCAGGTGTATTGATTGAGACGACAAGACCTAAGAACTTACCGAAAAACAGATTTATCAGTCTTGATTTTGATACCAATAACTTTGCAAGTCTTAAAGGCGCAATGATTGACATTGAGACCGCTCCATCTATTCGTCAAGTAGATGGTTTCTTAAAGTCTGATGGTTATAAGAAAATGGTAAATGGTGATGATCGTAGAATTCTTACCTCTAGGATCAACAACTATATATCGTCAGTAAAGGGTAAGACAAACTTCAACAGAGATACACTTAAATCAGTTGAGCGTTTAGCTAACTTCCTTGGATCTTTAGGTGTTGGTAAGGCATTAGGTGGATTAGATCAGGTTGTAAAACAAACGACACCTGTTATTGTCAACACAATGATTAATGCTGGGAGATTCACTCCATTAAACATGGAAATGAACGAGGCAATTAATAGAAGTGGAATGCCTATAGCTAATCGTGGTATTGAGTCCATTACAGCTGTTGAATCAATTGACTCATTGATTGACAAGAAATCAACGACAGCAGCAGAAGCTGTTAAGTTTGTTGAGAAGATTAGTCAGATGTACATGAAGGCGCTACTAGCTAAACCAGATGTGTGGGTAGCAAGGTCATCATTTGTCACATACTATCAGAAGTATCTACGTGATAATGGAATGGATACTGATATTGATTGGAAAGATCATGAGTGGAACAAAGAAGCCATGGAGTATGCTCAGATGATGGTTGACCGTCAGCAGAATATCTCAGACGAGAAACTTGCTGGTAAATTCTTGTCATCTAGAGATCCAATGATTAGCGTGGCAAGAAAGGTTGTATTCCCATTTGCTACGTTTATTCTCAACCAAAAGGCGCGTATGCATAATGACTTTATCGCATTGTTTGGTAGCGATGTATCAACAGAGGATAGAGCAAAAGCTGTTAAATCATTAGGAGGTCTAGCTGCTGAGATGATTACATACCAAGCTATTGCATACTTTATCAAGACAATGGTATACGATAATATTGCGGCATACATTGTAGGAGACGAAGAGGAAGAAGAGAAAAAAGAACGTTCATTCTTTGGTATCAAGATGACAAAGAAGCAATGGAACGCAACTAAATTCCCTGTAAAAAGCTTTGTGTCTGACCTATTATCTCCGCTTCCACTTACAGATGACTTGGTGTCATTTGGATTTGATACAATGATGGAGAACTTCCCAATGATTACTCAAGAGGAAATAACTCAATCAATAAAAGATCAAAACGATGCTAGAGCACTTAGAGGTCAGGAGCCAATGAATGCTGAGCAAGAAGCCAACTTCACTGAAAAACTTAAGCAGCAAAATATATACTCAGTTACATTTAAAAATGATGGAGCAGGTAGAGCTTACGGTGTCCCAGGTATTGCGTTTGATACATACATGGAGCTTGCAGAGATGGGTAGAATGGCAACTACAGGTGAGTTCACTGAGGACATTGGATACGGACCAAAAACTAAATACCTTACCAAAGAAGGTCAGGAATTAGTTAAGTACATGACAATACCAATGGTATTATACTCTACAGGTCTTGTACCAAAAGACTTCGGTACTGTTGCTAGAAAGGTTGTGAGTTCGGCTAAAAAGAAAGCTATTAGTGAGACCAAGAATAAGAACATAGGACTTCTTAAAGAAGAACTTGGTCGCAAGCCAAATGAGTGGGAGAAAAATCTTGTCATGAATACTGATAAGAGACTGACAGGTCTTGTTGATGCGATTAAGTTTGCTGAAAGATTTGGAGGGTTAACACCTGAGCAAGGAGCTGAGTATGTCAAACTAATTGAGAAGACTGGTGACTACGACTACCTAAATCTAAAAAGAATTCAGGACGGAGAAACAGCCGATCAAATATTAAAGAAGTAAGGCATAACAACCTTACGATTGGACTCAAGGTCGATCTGGAAGAACACAAATCCGGATCGGCCTTTCTTAAAGTTGGTCTGAACCCATTCTGAGCTAGGCGAGAATGCCGGGAAGTTGAAGTAATCAAACTCATCGGAAGAGCAGTAGTCGAATAGCATCTGGTGAGAGTCACCCTTGCTGAACTCTACATAGTCACAAGATCTTAGCTCATGCGAGTGTCTAATGTACTGAGATATTTTCTCAACACCTCTTGGATCAAGTTGGACCTTGAATCCGAACTTAAGGTTGCGAGAGTCTTTGCCATGGCTAATGATAAATCCATGTCTTCCAATTATGTAGTGGTTTATAAACTTCTTGTGGTTAATAACATTGACGTTGCTATACTTACGATCAATGACATGCTTGAATGCTGAATTAACTATGTATCCAAACGCACCTGAATGGTTGTCTTCACAGATATTATTGCAAAGAATGTTCTTATACTGAGGGGCTAGATAATCAATCAACAATACTTTAGCCTTGAGCCCCGCATCAAACGCTTCTTCGTTTGTCATGTTCTGTGGTAGCTTATGTCCCTTACGGGTAGTCTCACCATCCCATCCGTCCATAAAGTCTCCTAGATCATCTATTACAAGGCTGTCTGATGATTTATTTGCTAGAACAAATTCAGCCATCTCCTCAACTCTTTTGTTAAGTAGTTCGCTATTCCAATCAGTAGCATATAAAGCCAATCCCTTACGACTAGCATCCATACCTACGTGAACGTCTGTCCATACCAAACGATCAACCGTCTGACCTGGCGTCCAATTTGATTTTGGTACCGGTGACTTACCATCAATACACTTTGATATAATTGACTCGTAGTCTATTTGATCAACACGATAGGCTGGATTCTTGATGAATAAGGACGCCTGTTTGGTCTTAAGCCAAAGGTATGGAACATTTGAAGGAGCTACTTCTAAGTCATTACATGCATCCTTAACACCTTTATTATTATGCTTAGTAACAGCGCGAGAGACATATATTCTCATCGTCTCTTCTCTGGTATCAAGATTATTTTCTGAGATGATTTGCCGAGCAATATCAGCCTTTGTCATTCCCGATGCTAGAAGCTCCAGGATTCTGTCCATATACTGTTTCATCGTAATGGGTTTTGTGCAGATCCCGAAGGACTACGATTAGATTTTGAATTGTGGGAATCAATGCGTCATAGTCTTCGTCCATGAGTTGCTCATAGATGCTGTCAGTTAGCTCGTTGATTTCGAGCATTGTTGAGTTGACATAGTTGACATTCTGCATTACGCAGGCTAATGTACGAAAAATTTATACAGGATAATTAAATACAGACAAAAATTTTATCGGATCTATTTGGTAGTTTATCCGGTATTTATTAATGTTCTCTCTTTTTATCACTTTAGCAATGAAGTATGTGTCAACAACTGACCCATCTTCCTTAAGACCAACAGGCCATTTCTCAAGAACTTTATTTACTGGTGCCAATCTAGTGCCATGTTTTAAAGGCATAGCCTTGATCGTTATGTTGGCAGCGTATACACCTGGCTTCATAGATTGCTAAACTTTAATCCGTAATTCAGAGAAAACCAACCCATCTGCTTTTTCGCTATGTCTTTTTTTAATCTAAGGGTTTTTCTTAGGTACTCAGTCCCCCAATTCATCCACTGATCATTCTGCTCAACGGTCATCGTCCAATCGGTATACCAAGCATCCTTTCTGTTAATAATGTCGTCAATTGTGACGTCGTGACCTGCAATTTCAAACATCTTATTGATGATTTCTGCTACTACTTTATCTTGTTTTGTCATAACTCTTTTGGTTTAATTAATATCTGCATTCTATCTAACAAATCATTAAAATCATCATCTTCAATCCATTTAGGTTTGCTAAGGTAAACGACAGGAGAATGTACCGATCCTTTTATTTGATAGATTATAACCGACTTCCTGACAGACTTACTCCTATCTATGTAGTATTCGCTTTTCATATGTAATATTTTTTTAGTTCGTCTTTTTTTAGGCCTACTTCTAATTCTTGAAGCGTGTCAATGTATAAAAACACGGAGCGCCTTTGAACATCTAAATGTTTTTTTATTGAGCTTATAGGCTTAGGGTTTTCCTTTAGAAATTCAATCAGACCAATTACTTTAGTCTTTCTCGGGTTGCGCAGCTTATTATACTTCTCTAGGTTCATAATTAATTAAGTTTTTTTCTCCTCATTTAATCGGTTTTCCTCCGATTATGGATAAAATATTTTACATTTTTCGCACTTCATATCCTTGGTTAAGCCCTCAGATATAATCACTCCACAATCATGGCACAGCGTAGCACCTATCCCATTGTTGTACTTGTGTATCGGCTTGCCGTATTTCCTGATCAACATAAAGGTTGTCTTGATATCTACCCAATTCAGTTTGATCTCCTCTCCATTTTTAATAGGATACCAAGCAATGGTATACCCGTGGTCAGCGTTTATCCAGTCCACACTATTTACTATGTTGCCATTAACTGAATGAAGGTATATCCAAGGTACGTTACCAGCAAGCTTGATGTCGTAGCCAATCTTCTTAAGGCGCTCTCTAAATTTTACTACTTCGTTCATGTTCTCTATATTTAATCTCTTTTCTAATCAAATCAAGGTGCCAATCTGCACCACCATACTCAAGGACTGACTGCAAGTAGTCGTCGTCCATGTCCTTTAGCGGTATCCAAGTGAGTGGTTGCTTACCATCTTTACCTCGGCTACCTCGTGTGGCGTAGCATCGAACTACGTCAAATGGGTCGTCAGTGTAGTAGTTGTGGATAATCAACTTGTCAAGGTCCTTTGCTCCGTATCTCTCGTAGCTAAGACCACCATCCACCATTGCCTCGTTAGGACAGCTACATGTCTTGTAGTCGTGCACAGTGTAGCTGACTAATAGCTCCTTACACTCTGTGCAGGTTACTGCGTTGTATACTAGCTGTCTCATAGCTTTTTAATTTCTCGTTTTACTTGACTCCAGTGTAGTGATATTACAAATAATTTAAGCTGTTCAAATTGCTTAATCATCTCATCAACTAAAATCAATGCGCATTGCTTAGCTTGAATACTACATTGTATTTCCTCGGTGTATTCTTGGCAAATAATGTAATGCCTGCCGAATAGTTCTTTTGCTTTCTCTTGTGGGCTCATAGCTTTTCAATTTCTTTTTTGACTTGTTGCCAATATGGTAAATGTGGATGCTTATTAAAGGTTGCAACTATCATGCTATTAATGATTTCATCAACTGCAATTAATGCGCATTGTTTTGTCCTAAATTTTTTAAAGAATATACCCCGTACTTCATTTGAAAACATAAATACTAACTCTTTTGCTTTTTCTTTCGGTGTCATATCTTCTCAACTTTAGTTATAAACTCAGGACTAATCCACGTATTTCTTTTGACATAGTAAAGCCCATTCCATTTGAATGTATGAGTTGAATTATCTTTACCATCCATTGTGGTGTAAACCATGTACTGATTATCCGGGTCGAAGCGAGCATGGAATATCTGAGTCTCTTCTTCCTTCTCTAAACTTCGCTTGTAGTTGTCATTTCTGTTCAACCACTCAAACAGCCTATCTCTCTCTTCCTCAGACATTTGCTCCCAATACACATTAGTTAAACGTTGCCAAAACATGGTTCTAGCAATAGGATTTGGCGGGATACAGGCTTCGGCTAAGAAAGCCAATTCAAAAAAATCAATAGTGAAATTGCTCATTGTTGTTTTAAATTTTCTAATTTCTCCATTGCATCCCACACCTTTTCTCTATAAAACATATAAGCGTGTCGTGCTTGCATCCCTCCCTTTACTTTATACAAGTCTTCAACTCTATCATCAAGCAGTTTGCTCAAATCATCTAAAATCCTAATTGCTTCTTTTACTTCTTCTTTCATAGTTATTTAATTATATTTGTATCTACCCCACTTACAGAGAAGTTTGTAAGTCCCCCTCTATTCTCCGGTGTAGAGGGTTTTTTGTTTACATTCCTCTATAGGTTATGTGGCAATTTTTACCACTTATCTTAACTTGTCTTGTAAGTCACAATTATATGTGGTTTTGTGACTTATATGACCACTTGTAGTGAGGGTGAGATTCGAACTCACTCGGTAGGATTATCGCGAACTCCGTTTGAAGTACCTTATTCGGATGGTCTTATGCCGTAAGCTGCCTTCCTGTTTAACTGAACCAACAGTTTTCCTCACTATGTGCCTTTTTTCTCGGAAAGGCTAACCTATCTCCCTACGATGAGAACCTCAGGCCAATGCTAGGCAGGCTACGATCAGCACGTCTGCTGCATATTTTTTCTATAGTCCAACCAGAATCCAAGTGCGACTATTATGTTCATGCCCATAGAGCTGATAATCTCTATGATATCCCCATAGACAGTTGTCATCAAGTGAATATGACCAACCGTCCAAAATGGAATGGCTAGATTCTGACTGATCCAAATGATGGTATATCTTATGAAGCTAGCCATTGGTTGAATGCAGTGCTAATGTTCTGAACCTCATCAAAAAACTCTATCGATCCATCCATATCTTTTACCGGATTAAACACAGCCTTGGATAGCTTCTCTACCTCGTCAATAAAATCATTACCGGCCTTCTTAACTCCCTTGCTGTATATTCTTGGGTAGTCTTCTCTAATGTCTTCCATGTAGTCCATTAAGACCGGAAGAACGCCCAATAAGGCTGCCATTTTTCTTTCATTCGATATCATAATATTCTCCATTAAACCAGGTAGCCGAGACACCATGGTTGAGCAGCTCCTTGATTCTATAAATCTGTAGTGGCCTCGGCTTTTGTCCTGGACGTTTTACTTCAATAAATTTTACATCTGAGTTTCTTGGTATCGCAATAAGATCAGGAATTCCCGGCTTGTTTGTTACTGATAACTTCAGCACATAGTAACCCTCCTTCTCTAGGCTCTTGATTAGCTTCGCTTGTATCTGCTGCTCGGTCACCTACAAATGTAGATGTTTTTTCATAAATACCCAACTTCAACCTGCGTTTTATTCTTAAAAATTCTTCCAACCATTTAGCCTCTAAAATATCTTGTTCTAGATTGTACTCTTTTTTTCTTCTGTATGTTCCTGCGCTGTGCATAAACTTACTGTCTCCTAGATAATCAGCCACACACTTGGTCTCTGATGCATACACAGCATCTCTAAACCTAATCATGTCGCTATGCATGCGAAGGCCGTGAAATATACTTGCATGATTTTTTCCAAATACTTCAGCCGTCTGCATTAGGTTTAAGCCTGCCTCTCGTAGCTCGTTGTAGATGTAGTATCTCTTGTATACCAGCTCTCTCTTTCTTAATTTATTCTTTAGTCCATGAATTTCAATGAAGTCATGTATTAATGCTAGTCTGTTCATAGTCTTTCTTAAAAATGTTTAACGTATAACTTCTTTTACTCTTAACAGCCTTGTAGATCTTATCCTCTATTCCGCCCACACTGAATATCCAATACACTTTATTAAATTTTCTTTCCATGGTTGTCATTCTGTCTTTTGCTTGAAAATAAGACGTCGCGCTGAAGTCAATGTTGTAGAATACCACATAGTCAGCGTTCTTGAGCGATATGCCCTCGCGGCCCGATACAATCTGCAATGCTATCACTTGACACTTACCTGCGTCGAATTCTTCCAAGCTCTCAGTCAATTGATCACCATACACCTGCTTTAAAGCCTTTAACTCAGCTTTAAACTTATAAAATACACCAATCCTATTGGTCGCAAATCGCGACCTTATAAACTCAGCCTTTGTGGTATCAATTACCATGCTATTGCCACTCTCAAACTTCACAGTGCCACTGCATAACTGGTGCACCTTTTGCATCAACTTAACCGGCGTGTCGGCCAAAATAACTTCTTCCCGGCCCTCCACAACCAAGTCGCGCTCTAACTTCTTCACAATCATCTTTGTCTTCTCAGACATGTCGACATAAATAATTTCCTCCTCGATTGACGTCTCAAACCCTGACTGCTGCTGCGTATGACTGATCATTAGATAGGCGAGTTTAGTCATGATGTCGATCTCCCTTCCGTTCGAGTACTCAGTTACCTTAAAACCATTGATCACCCGGTCAAACTTAATGACGTAGTCATCTGCCCATCGGTAGAAGTTCTTGTACTCACGGAATGGCGAGTAGTCGCTTACCCAGAACTGATGGTACATCTGTGAGTATGACTCTGGGCATGGTGTACCTGATAGAAAGATCATTGGCAAATGACCAAACATCTTCTTAAACATCTTAGTGTACAACCCAGGCTTAGGGAAGGCACCACAATTATGGACTAATATACCGTTTGCTAAGTAATTATGATTATCCTCAACTTCTATATCATAGACATAACCATCTGGACACAATTCTCTAATTCTTTCTGTATCTGAGAGTTTGTAAATCTCAATACTTTCCACCCTTTCAAAGCTAACAGTTTGTTCTTTCTTTCGTCGCATTCTTTTACTTTTAATGAGTTATGACTAATTCCATCCACTTCTATTGCAATCATGTGATATTTTGATGCAATGTCAATTTTATAGTGCCTTGGAGATTTAAATTGTTTTGCTAAGTGACCTGTCTTCTCTATATACTCCATTGAAAATGAAGAATCTAATTCAGATATCTTATTATATAGCATTAATTGATGGACAGTCGCACCGCGCCCATTGCCACCCTGAATAGCAGGCTTATGGTTAATCTCCTTTTGTCTTTCAGACGCTTTTAACCTATGTTCTTCATAGAACATTGGATTATTCTTTTTCATTCTTTCTGAAGACAACTTTCCTTGGCAAGAAATTGAACAAACTTTACCTTTAGAAAACGGTTGTCTTTGAAAATTAGATCCACATACAATGCACGTTGAATTTAATATTTTGTGCATATTATCTTTAGATCCATATGAATGAATTAATTGAGAGCATTTTGCACTACATCCATTTCCTTTTAATTTTCCAATTAAAAAATTATATACCTGACTATCTGTTAATTCTTTATCACACCACTTGCAATTCATCTGTGGGTAATATTTCTCTAGCTTTAACCCATCCACGCTTTGTAAATATTTCGTGGTTTTCGGTGCATATGATTTCTTTTCCATTACATCTTATTTTAACTAAACTTTCTGTTAATTTATTTTTGAATACATTTTTAACTTGTTTGTATTCATAACATTTTTTTTCAAAGTTAAAACTTTTTTTAAAATCTCCAACATTTATGTTCTTTATCTCAACTCCATCGATTAGAGTGTTTCCTAAAAAACACCTATGATGTTCATCATGTATCACTACGTCGTAGTCATTAGATGGTAGTTTATGCATCGACTCATCATTAATGACATCAATGTGGTATGTATGACCAAACTCCTTGTAGTCATCAAGTATTGATCCGATAGCTTTCTTTTTAGTAAGGAACAACACCCTCTTAGCGCCAAACCTATTAGCTATCTCTAAGGAGGTGCTGGTCTTACCAGTTCTCACCTCCATGGCTAGATATACAATGTTGTGCTTAAGTAGTGTGTATGTTGCTTTCTCAGCTATATCAATTTGATAGCTTCTTAGCTGCTTCATCTTTTCAGTTTTTTGATTGCCTCACTAAGTTCCTTAGTGAGTTCATCTGAATTCCTAACCGATGACAGCTCACGACGTAAGGCCATGATAGCATGGTATGGATCGTAGTACAGTGTATCGTTTTCACCATTAAGGAATCTCAATGCTGATACGTATGACAACATCATGCTAGACAACTCAGCATCTATCTTCTTACCTCTCGGTTTCTCAGCTACCTCTACTATTGCTTCGAAGCGCTTCTTTAAAATTACTTGTGCTAGGTTCATACCATATACATATCATCGCACCATATAGGTGTTTGCTCACCTACATAGCTTCCGCGAATGTTAAACTCAAAATGTTCAAGCGCATCCTCAAGCTCCATCTCATCATTAGTTATTAAGATCTCAATGACCTTTGATACTGAATAGATTAATCGCATAGGCTCTCCAATCTGAACACCAATTACAGCTTCATCTAACCCATCTGCCTTTAAGAATGTCTCGTCTGGGTAGTACTCTAAAATTTCTTCTAACATAACTTTAATTGTTTTAACTCTTTAACAACAAAATGAATCTGCTTACCAAGTGTAACTCGTATAACCCTTGGCTTCATGCCATAAGCAAACTCTCCATACGCATCTAACCAGTGGTAGAACTTGGCATTTGATATAGTATATCTACCCCTAGGCCCATAGTCAGGATATTCATCAACAAAACTATTAAGCATGTCCTTACCTAGCGTCTTAGCGTTTGGTTTGGTATCCATGTTGTCTCTTGATGATGCCCACTCGTAGAACTCTGACGATGTCTCAGCAATTAACTTACGAACCTTTAAGTTCTTGAACTCACTACTCATCAGTCCCTTCTGAAGGTACATCTGAAGGTTTGATATCATGTAGTTGTCAAACTTGATCCACTCGTCATCATGCCATCCGCTGTACAACATGTGACCAAACTCCTGCTCAGGTGTCTTGTTCTTGGTGTAGTACTGCTTAAATTCTAAGTCCCATTTACGTCGGTCGAATGAGTTACCTGCTCCCCTGATCGCATAGTTTGTAGTGATGACAATCTTAGGTGAGCGCTCAAATGGAACATGAATCTCATCCTTGTTCTTTTTCTCCAAGCTTATGCCCTCAGTGATGACACTGAATAGGTTCTCAAACGCAAAGTTCTTAGCGACGTCATCAAACACCAACACCTGTGTGTCAACCTGAACGCGTTGGTATGGGAATGACTTCTGGAAGCTGAACCCCTTTCCGTCAATCTTAACCATCTTCTTCATGTGATTGATTGAGTTTACAAAGATACCCTTACCTGTACCACCCTCAGGGTTGTCACTGATGACCTCATCGTTTAATATGACAGCTGGGCAATAGCTTGCTGGCTTATGGCTATGCATAAGATATCCAAGTGTCGAGCGCATCGATCGAATTCTATCTGACTCACCTCCTGAAATATTGCTGACAAACGTATTAAACTCGCAGTCCTCAACGTTAGGACGGTAAATGAAGTCTCTTTTTATTCGCTGCATTTCCCACACATGGCCATCCAAATCCTTGTAGTCAATCACATCCACCTTATCCTTAGTGACGTGCACAGCGCAGTTCATATAGTACAGATAGGCTGACTCATTGGTGTCCTCCTTAAACGTCGCCTCAATCTTTGGAACAAAGTTTAGGAACGCCTCTTGGAAGAACTTGGTGTTCATGGCGAAGTAGTTGTACACCATCAAGTCATCATAGTCCATCAGATAGTCAAGCACAAAGTCCTTGATGATATCCTCGTTGACATCACTTATCAGGTTGTCAATCACTCTGACAAATACAAACGTCCTTGATCCTGGTGGGTAGTACTTAAAGAACCCATTGTTATTTAGAAACGTTCTAAATAAGTGCGGCACTGCCTCAACCTTCCCTTTGCTCGACTTGGTCCAGAACTCTTCACAATCATCTTCTTGAGGAGATGTACTCATCTTCTCAATCCTTTTGATTTCATCCAACTTCTCAACGTCCTCATAGAACTTAGTACCAAATGATGACATGTCACGATAGGCCGATCGAACAATCGTTGGTATCTCAGCATGCATCTCACCCGATGGGTCTTGATTCATTAATACAGACTGAGCTTCAGATTGATTGACTCCGAACTCCTTTAAGGCCACAGCAAATACATACAGGTTGTTGTTGCGCTGTCCTGGAACCATACCGTAGTTCTTGCCCCACCAAATGCTTAGTCGTCTGATGATTTCATTGGTGTCGTCTACTCGGGTGGTTGTAGTCTGAACAGCTCTTGGCTGTGCAGACATCGGCTTAACCATATCAATGAACACCTTGCTATCCTCGTTAACATACATATCTGGGTCATACGACTCATAGCATACGCGGCTGAGGTTCTTACTTGTGGTGTCAAATTCATTGCAGAAGAACAGCGAGTGAAGGCCATCAAAGTAGTACTTATGGTTCTCAATGTCGGCAGGTATCTTTACCAATACCTTCAACCCATCACCTGATGGCGACATGAAGATAGCATAGGTGTAAGGGCTGAGCTGTAGCTCAAAGCGTTTGTCTTCTAAGGCCTGCTGATTTTCAAAGGCATCGAAATCGAGGCATATAAGACCGCTGTGCTCTATGCAGGCAGTGTCTGCACGCTTCTCAAACTTACCGCTGAAACATATGGCAGGTAGTAGTTTCTTTCGCTCATTGCGTTCGTCCTTAGTCGAGGCAGCTCTGACCGATTCTACTAGCTCCTTCGACTTCCCCTCCCTGATCCTCTTCAGCGCTTGGCTTACGTCCACGTGGAAAGGTGTGGAGGTTTGTGTAATCGATTGAAAATAAGTCACCATCTCCTAATTCTTTTTTGTATTCAATTATATTGTCCTCTATGTATGGATCGCCCTTAAGCGTCCTTGCAATATGCGTGTCAATGGCGCGCATGATTGACGTGTGCCTGCGATTGAACTCACTGCCGATGTCATTAAGACTCATGTGGTAATGATGTCTCATGACAAACGCTAGGTAGTTCCGAACGTCGGCAACGGCCTTACATTGGCTGTCTCCGTCAAGATGGTCTCTCTTGATTATTCCCTTAATAACTTCTATCATAACATCTCTTTTGTATTTCAGTGGTACATTCACTAAAGTCAGTTGGTATCTCAATGACAGTGTGCTCTACTTTTGGTTTGCTATAGAATAGCCAGTACCCTATAGCTATGCCTGCCAACGTGTGCAGGATTCGGTAATAGTATTCTCGTTTCATTGTTGGTTTGAACTTGTCGGAATTTCCGGAGAGTTGGTAAATGTTTGGTTGTAGTATTGTTCTCCAGTTTCGGGAAATCCTTCTCCGTGCGGGCAACTCCATCCTTCAAAATATGCCTTACTTATATGCTCCTTCTCCATTTCTTTGGCTTGATTTACTACATCCGTAACGTCATCATTATTATCTATTATATATCTACCACTATTCGTTACATAACATAATTCATCTACCAACCATTCTACTGCTGTTTTCATTTTATTGTTGTTTAGGTTTCTTTACTCCCATCTCCTCCGGTGTTGCTGGAGATGACTTAGGTTTCTTTACCGGTTTTTCTTGTGTGATAATGATCATCATAGCCCTTGTTTTAGTTGTGCAATCTTGGCCTCCATGTCTTCAAAATGAATGGTGCCCCTATCTCTCATTTGTTGCATGTACCACGCATGGTACTGATCGAGCAATTGGCCCTCGGCTCTCTTTCTCACAATCATCTTCTCTAGGTACAGCGTTAAGTCTTGAGCTTCCTCCTGAGCATGCGTAAGCCAATCAATGTCCGACAAATCATTGCGGTCCATAGTGAAGCCATACTTCTTGATTCCTGTTTCGGAACGCTGTCTATACTTATTGATTACCGACTCAACGATAGAGTCTTTTATCGGCTTGTCAGCCGTTGAAGTTTTAAACCACATGATTAAATTAGATTAAAAATGGGTGCACTAGGATACACCCATTAAACCAAAACAACAAACCTGTCCTAGCAGGTGCTATGAACTAAAATGGCAGATCGTCAGAGTGACCTGATCCAGGTGTGCTAGGCGCTACGTTAGGAGCGAATGCCGGGTTAGATGTGGCCGTAACAGCAAAGCCCTCAATAGTAGAGAAGTACTTCACCTGCCCATCCTTTGGATTGGTCCACTCACGACCCTTTAAACTGAACGATACCTCAATCTCTTGGCCTTCAGCAATGCTTTCCAATAAGTCACACTTGTCATTAACAAATGTGAATGGAATGTACTGCGGATACTGAGCAGCACCGTCAGTTACAACGAACTCACGCTTACGAAATTTGTCGGAGATAGTCTCCACGTTGCCCACTTTGTAGGCAATCCCTTTGAATTTAAACATATAGGTATTAATTAAAAGATTACGGAAATAATTATTGTAATAGCTATTGCGGTAACAACTATCACGGTAGCTACGGTTACTAATTGCTTACCAACATTGTCTTGGTATAACTGAACGATTTCAACCTCATCAGGAAAGAACACATACTCTTGTCCTTTTACTCTAACATAGTATAGATGACCTCTCTTGTCTATCGGAAATAATTCACCGACATAGTTATACAATGATGGGTATCCACCATCAGTAAGCAATCGTATCATTGGTTCTTGGTATTTAAATAGTCAACGTACCACTTAGCATACTCAATGCTAGCATCTAACGCAGCGTCCATCACAGCTATCTCATCGTCGGTCAATGTGACCTTAACAATAGTAGCGCGTAGTTGATCAGGCACGTCACCCATGTAATGCAACGTCGGCTCGTCCCATTCATTGAGCAAATCCTCAGGCGTGTCGCTTAACATGTATGCCACCTCACCATCACGCCAATCAAGACCAGTCATCTTGCGCAGCATAAATAGATAACTCTTTATCTGCCAGTCATAACCTGCCTCTTTGACTTTCTTCTGAGCCTTACTCTCCAACTTAGGGAACGTCTTCTTAGACCATGGGCTCTTGATGTCGATGACCTTCAATCGCTTTTTGTCAGCGATGTCAGGGTGACCACCCAAGCACTTGTAAACAAGCTCATAGAACTCATCACCCTCAACTAGCTTCTTGTAGTCAGTGAAGAAGATGCGGTTGTATAGCTCAATCGAGTCGTCCTCAACGCGCGTACCTTTGTCAGTCTCACGGCTACCAAACGAGTCTTTGTATTGGTATGCCGTGGTGTTGACGATGTCCTCGATGATAGTCTTTGCACCATCACTGAGCTCAGGCTTGGCGTCACGCTTGGCAATCAACTCATCACGCTTGGCTGCTTGAATTTCAGTTAGCTTGACCTTGGCTAGTAGGCCATCAAGAGTGGCTGATTGAACCGGGGTTAAACCTCCGCTCGCGCCCGAAAATATTCCTGAACTATTGGATGCCCTTAATTTGATCATGTTGCGCCTGGTTTAAATTAAAATCACTAGTCAACTTCTCAACGGTTGTCTTGCCTTCCTGCAACGCCTGCAACGCCTTAGCGAAACGAGCGTCGTCAAGGGTTGGCTTCGCCTTCGTAGGTAATGGACGCGTGCTGAAACGCAACGCATCTACCATACCTTGTGGACTCTTGACCTTCTCTACCGACATGACAATCTGCTTGCCTAGGTAGTCGTTGAAGTCAAACGAGTTGAAGAATGTCTCTAGTCTTCTAAAGTTTGAGCGATTACACACCATGGACTTAGGGTATTCCTTGAACTTGACGAAGACCTTGTCTTCCTTGCCCATCTCACCGACCATGACGTCTTGATAAATTTTTTCGATTGTAACGATTCGTGGCTCGTACTTGCCATCGACCTCCAAGTCCCAACTCCCTAGGTACTTGTTGTCTTTCATTAAATTTCTCCAGTGCATTAGATTACAAATTTAGTTAAAAAATATTAAACATTCAAAATTATTTTACATATTCTAGGATAACAAAGTCCTCCTCAAAATCAATCGACTCGTTGGGTAGGAACTTGAACCATACCACGTAGTCATTTGACTTTGTTCTAGTGATATAAACAACGTATACCATGTGCTCCTCTTCATCTCTAATAAAGTAGTTGAACAGTGGTGTGTCAGTGTCACTCTTGTCAATAGCAAGGGTGTGCATCTTGGCTCCGTTGTGCTGCAAGGTTGGTAGAGCGATAGACAAAGCGGTGTTCATGTCAGGAGATGTGGTGTAAAAGTTACCATTTGATACCACGTTGTACTCAGGCCGATCAGGGATCCATTGGGCTGCTATGCCTTGCGTTAGAGCCATAAGACCACAGAAGAACATTGTTACAACCAATGGGATGCCGAGGCTTGCCCGTAGAACTGTGTTGTTAATCTTGGCGACATGCAGTAACCCTGCATATGCGCCTACTGAAATTAGTGCATACATATTAATTAGGATTTATAAATTCAATTTTGATTTGTACTTTGGCTTCATTAATAGACTCTATCGGCATGCTTGACATAATAGCACATAGGTCAAGCGCCCGCCATCTGTTAACTGCGAATAGCTTTAGAGTCTGGCCATTCTCGAACGTCACGATGTATCTCTTCAAGACTGGCGACATAGATGATGGTGTCTTCATTGATATTTGATTTAGTGATTGCCTCTCTTATACTACGAGCCTCAACCGTCACACCTGTGCACATGATTGGACTAATGTGGTAGCACACATGATAACTACTATACCTCATAAGTGATAAGCCCCCATAATAGTTTAACTACTCGCTTCTTTGGTTTCTGCATCGACTCAAGCTCATGCTTGATACGGCCGAGATGACGTTTGGTCGGTAAACCTTTTGACCACTTGTACCATGTACCCTTGGTCTTCTGAACGTAGCCTAGCTTGACACAAATGGTGATCAGGTATGCGCTTACTCTATGCTTCGAGCGCATCTCATGCAACTTGAAACCATCGCTTAAATACATGTCCTCTAAGACCGTCATGTACTTGGTCTGCATTCTTTCGTTCATCATAACTTTATAGATATTCCGTGTAATAAAAAATGGATGAGTATCTCCCTGTCATCCAAACTCAGGGACACTGACAGGCCGATAGTCCTACCGGCTGGCCAACTTTCAGTTATTCTTATCTGCATAAAATTTAAGGGATTGTGCTAGCATCTCAGCGCTCATGAATTCCTGATCAAACATCTCGATGAGGTAGTCCTGGAATTCAACTTGGCGTCGCGTTGATAGCGATTGATATAACTCTTTGCTCTGCTTCTTTTGGCCGTTCAGTTTGCTCTCATAGATGTAGTCGAATAACTGCTCCCATGTCTCTAGGCCTAGCAGGGTGGGTAGTACGGTTTCGGTTGGGTGTTCTAGTGATTTCATAGCTCATCCATTAGTTCATAGTAATACACCTCGTCTAGAAACTGCTCGAAGGCTAGCAGTTGGGAACGTGATAATTTTGATTGCATCTCCTTAGCGATCGAGTGCTCGTTGGCCTCGATGTGTTGGCAGATTTGTTCGAAGTATTCGTCTAGATTACCATAGCCATGGTATTCTAAGTCATGTTTAGTTATCATGTTTTAAGTTTTAGTGTTCCGTTGTTATCCTTTAATTCATAGACGTGCTTGCATTCTACACATACAACTTGGCGCCCGTCCATGTCGTCAGTATCGAATTCCCAATCCTCCCGCTCGTCAATTTCATATATATTAAAGTGCATGCAGTTTGGACATGTGAACCTAATTGTAGCGCTGTAGGTTACGGTCTCGTAGTTCGATAGCTCAGCAATTGGATTTTCTCTCATAGCGTTTGCTATCTTTAGTGCTTTGATTTGGTCGGGGTCTCCAAATTTTGCAAGCTCTTCAACACCATTTCGGTAGAACTTGCCGTTTTTAACTACTACTGTCATGTTGATTTATTTTTTAGAGTTACTAATTGATAGCCATATAAACCAAAGTGGTAAGGCTATAATCCATGCTGCGACTAATATCATATTATTAAAAATGTTTAAGTTCGAAATACCCTACGCCTGTAAATGGAATTCCGCCGTCGTAGTTGTAATTATATTGAAGTCTTAAAATTACCTCACCTGTTTTTTTACCTACGCAAAAGTTCTGAAATCTAACAAACCCCTTAATAGAATCTTTTAATATTAAAGAAACTAACTTGTAGGCTTTTTTATCCATGTCGGTTAATTTGTTATAGTCTAACTCGTCATAACCTTTCTGTTGGTAGGTTAGGTTTGGGTATTTATCATATATACCCTTTAGAATTTTCTGTGTCTCCATGTCGTTACATTTTACCGTCGTCAGCTAATGATGTGTAGCCTTCTCCGGGGGTTAAAATAATACTGTCTAATAATTGAATGTCAAGCGTGTCAAGACCAGCTTTCAGCTTGCGCGTTAGGTTGATGTCATCGGTCGATGGCTCAAGATTGCCAGAAGGATGATTGTGACAAAAGATTACACCGCTCGCTAAACTATCAACAGCGTACTTTGCAACTATCTTGTTGTCAACATATGTACCCGCAACACCGCCCTGACTTATCTTGGCATAGCCGATTGTCTTGTTCTGACGATTGAGCAACAAAATAAATGCACTCTCAAATACATCAATGTCGTCCCCGTAAAATTGACGGATGAAATCAGCAGCCTCCTGAGAGTTCCTTATCTTGACTGATGGGAAGTTGGTTTGGATTTTTTTTAGCTCGAATAGTTTCATGTGGATAGATATTTAGAAAGTGAAATAATTGTACTAGCTCAGCCTCATTTTTTGCCGTCTTGAGCGGTGTGCGGAATTTAAGATACCAATAGGCCCCGAAGTTGTCCCATGTCATCTCGTCCGTGAACTGAGACTCTAAATACATGCGGAACTTCTCGCGATTTAAACAGACTAACTGCTTAACTGTCGAGTTCTTGTTCCATCGGTTTGACCTGATTGAGTCGTTTAATAATTGTCTGTAACGTAATTTTAATTTTTCCATCGTATAACTTTTTAGTTCAGTAAAGTTATACAACTTTTTTGATTGATTGGTTGATTGATGTCAAAAACAATGTTGACTTTTACCTTTAATGTCGATTTCATGTTGGTTCAATGTCGATTTTATGTCGATTTTTCCCTTATAGAATAAGGAAAGTGTTGAAATGTTAAGTTTTTTCCTAATAGATTTAAAATAAAATATATAGTATAACTTATAAGTATATATATAATATAAGCTTTTTCTACCACTATGGTATAAATTACAGCATTTCGACATAAAAGAGGGTTAAATTATTGTGAATCAAGAAGTTACGCTAAAAAAAGTTGACATAAAGTTGACATAGCGTAACATAACTTGACATTTGGTCCTGATAATCAGGCAGTTAGTTGACATACTCCTTTATGTAGTAGGTCACTAGCTCTTTTAGAGTTAGTGAATTGGTATACTGACTGCACTGAGTGGCATACCGGCCGTTTGGTTTGACGATTACATTGCCATCGGCGAGCCATTGCTTAAGTCGATCGAGTATCATGGCTTAATAATAAATACTTGGTTTGACATTGGGCACTGAACTGCAATTGTGGTGTCAGTTACATTGCCGATTACTTTGTAGTCGCCCGTCAAAACGAACTGCCGACCGCTCACAATGAGGGTCTCTTGGTTGGATAGCTTTATCATAGTCTTTCGATTATTGAATCAGTGATTATTCCGTTGATAAATGAAATGATGTCGTACTTATTATCTTCAATGACTTGTTCTAAATAAGCTTTGAAGTCGTCTATATCAATTCTCATTTGATGTTCTTCGGATAGGTTGTTGACTATGCGTTGAACGTCATCAGCACTCCATTCGAATGCTACACTTTTAATTGTCTCCATGGCTATATGTCTTGAATGTATACTTTAATTGATTGGTCAGGCTCCTGAACGTAGAAAGATTCGAATTCGTCGGTGTAGATGTCGGTGATTGACTCATGGTCAATGATTGACTGCCTAATCTCAGCGAATTTCTTATGGGCATCTTCGAACGTCTCGAAGTAAAAATGCTCGTTGTAGTCCATACAATCGAACGTGTGGTGAACTGCGAATTTTATCATGATTTCTAGTTATTTGATTGTCCATACTTCATCGCACTCGTAGCCGAACTTGGCTTCCATGTAGCTGATGTAATTGTCTAGGTGTGCTTGGCTTTGCACTTCTTTGCTGACATAGGTGACCTTGAGCCACCTATTGACGAACTTGATTTTGAATTTCATATTGACATGCCTGTGGCTTGGTTTGTAACTACTTTGTACAAGGCGAATGCTACTGCAATGCCTACTGAACTTGCCATGCAGATTTGGATGGCCTTTGCGATGATGAGTGCTAGTTTCATGATTATTTTATTTGAGGGTTAAGTTTCCAAAAGTTGTCTGCGCTGAACGTTTGCTCGTCATATGTCACAGTATATCCATTGTTGACATACTGTGTGCGATGCAATTTGTAGCGGATGTCTTGGCCACCGAAATGTTGTTGGTCTACCTTTACCAACGTCCCGTTGATAAGTGCTTTGAATGTCTTTAAAGTTGTCATCTGTATCTAAATGGGATTAATAACTTGCGTGTCTTAACTAACACGCCTTCCTGAAAGAAGCCGATGATTTCGTAACGGCCCTCGATTCTGATTACTCTAGTTTCCATGATTATTTGTTTATTAATTCAATAAATGCCTGCTTTGCTGCTTTCTGTGTTGCGTAAATTTCACTTTGAACTCCATTGTATATGAAGCTACATTCACGCCTGAAGCCACCAAGCATAACTCTTTTTGTTTTACTTCTAGGTGGGCATTCTACCCAAACATCTATCCAAGTAGCTGTCTTATCGCAGTAGGTAATTGTTTCGTTTTTTATAACCGCTTTCATTATTTCTATTTTTTAAATACATTAAGACCAAGTACATCATCAATTTCTTTACTGAAGAATACTTCTTTATTGTTTTTTTTCTGAGCTTCTTTACTTTCTATTTGCTTACATAGGTCTAGCATTAATAGTCTGAAGTCTGCTTTGTCTTTTTTATTTGCTTTAGGCTTATTCATGATTTCTAAGTTTAGTGGTGCAGTGAGTATCGCTCTCATTAATTAGTCATTCTAACTGCACCTAATGCTTGCACGTCACGTGAAACTACGTGCTCTCTTTTAGTCTATCAGGTATCACCATTTGGCCTGATAGTTTAACGTCGACCACCTGAGTAGTGTATCGAGCGCCCCGACGTAGCGGAGTCTTTATACTTACCGCATCGGCCTAGTGTGACTCACCTAGTTAGTTTATAGTCTTACCAATATGTCAATTAACTTCTTGTTTGATGTAGCAGACCTACCTTTGAACCACTTTACCTCGGCGTGCTCCCCGAAGGGCGCTTAGTAAAGCTTTATCGTTTCGGTCACCCTGAGTATACTGATTCGTCATCGTAACGCCTGAGGGCTTGCTAGTAAGAAGTGTTGTTGTTAGCTCGTTTGCTTGATACAAATATACGGCAAGTTTTTAAATGTGCAATACTTTTCTACAATTATTTTCACTTTTCATGCTAATTTATAATCATTCTAAATAAGAGACATGTTTGTCTAGCGCCTAAATGCTTGATAAATAGATAGTTACGTACTATATATGCGCAGAATGCTAGCTAAATGTTTATTGTGTGTAATGGTTACGGGGTGTAACCCCTTCCCTTCAGGCGCGCAACTAACCGCGCAAACGAACGAACGAACGGCCTTCAGGCGGGCAGATTGGATGGCCAATCGATTGGTCTCAAAGTCTATTCTATTTAACATAATGCAAATTATAAGACAAGCCTAGCAAACGTAACGACAAACGGCATAGCGGCCTAGGGCACGTCTGTATTGGTTTCCATGACAAACGGGCAGCACCAACCAAAAGCCAAAAAGTTCGGCCGAAAAGTTCGAAAAGCAGACCCCCCACCCCGAAATGCAAACCGTTTTCCTTTCGCGCCGGCTCGCGTGGATTGGGGGTATTACCCGCTACTTCTATATATCTGATAATCCTTATATTTGTACCATGACAATCCTACTCGTACCTACTTTCGGCCTAGCGGTCGGTCTAGAGATCTTTCCGGCAGACGTTGACTACGAAGTGAATGAGTTGGTATTTAATATAGTAATTTTTAAAATCGTTATACAATGGCAAGAAAGATAGTCGACCCAAAGACGGGCGCAAGGGTAGCCGATCCAGAATTTGTTGGTGCTAAACTTACAAGTGGATCAACAGGTTCAAGTTGGCCTGAAGTAAGATCACAATATCAAAAAGGTCTTCGTTCGGCTGAATTCAACAGAAGAGGTGTAGACCCTGAATTGAAAAGCTACCTAACAGGCAAAACCAATAAACTCAGCGAGGATTTTGATGAGCCTATGATTTCAAGTGGTGGTGACGTTCGTTGGACAAAAACATTAAAGAATCCACCAAAGGCTGATTTTAATCCTACAATGGCTAAAATGCCGACCAAACGTCCTACAAAGATTGAAACAAACAAATCACTTAAGGGGCCACAAGCTAAAAAGACAGCTACACAGGGTTGGTTTGGTGATATCAATCCAAATACAGCGGGTACTTCTAACAAGCAGTTAAAGCAATTTGCTTCATATGCGTCTAAAACCAATCTTGGTGAGAGCTTTATTGCAAAGCCAAAGACAGCCATTAATGAATATAAGGGCGAGATGAAGTCTCAGCGCAAGCAGTATATCAAAGAAGGCAACAAAGCTGGTGTTAAAGCGACTACTGCTGACATTCGTCAGGCAAGAAGTGCTGCTAAGTTTACCGGATCGAATAATCCACTTGACGTTCCTGGCATGGCTACTGGCTACAGAGCTGCTCAAGACAACGCTGCCAACCGAAATACTATAAAGGCACAGGTCAGCAATCTAAAGAAGCTACGATAAACAACTCAAACCCCTCCAAGTGAGGGGTTTTTTCATTATAATTAGACAAATACCATAAAATATACTATTTTTGTGGTATAAATCTAATAAAATGGTAGTAAAACATGTTCATTTAGGCGATGAAGGTCGCAAAAAGCTCATTAAAGGCATCAAAACGATCGCTGGAGCAGTAAAAAGCACATTAGGTGCGCGAGGACGCACTGTTCTCATTGAATCAGAGCATCATGTGGGTGGTATCACGGTCACAAAGGACGGTGTAACGGTCGCTAAGTCGATCAATCTATATGACCCGGTTGAGAACTTGGCTGTTATGATGGTCAGACAGGCTGCTGAGAAGACAGCAACCGTTGCAGGTGATGGCACCACGACAAGTGTGGTCTTAGCTGAGGCTATTGTTGATGCAGCTGAGGAGGTACTCTCTTCGGATGACAACGTCACTGAGGTAATTCGTGAGATTAATCAAATTACTGACAAGGTTGTCAGTAACCTAACCAAGCGATCAAAGAAGTTATCAGGCAAGAAGCTCCGCGATGTGGCTTCAATTAGTGCAAACAATGACACTGAGATTGGTGGTATGATCGCTGACGCGTTCAGTGAGGTCAAGATGGTGTCAGTTGAGAACAGTAAGGACCATAACACATACGTTGAGGTGATAAAGGGGATCAAGGCTGACCGTGGTTGGACTAGTCGTCACTTTATTACTGACTACAAGCGTCAAGAGGCTGTGTTGGACAACCCATACGTGTTGATCACTGACCAAGAGATCAGTAATTTGTTGAACATTGAGAGAATCCTACAGCACATTGTAGCGCAGAACAAGCCATTACTTATCATTGGTGAATTGAGCCCTGCTGCACTTAATACGCTGAATATCAACGTGGTCCAGGGTAAAATAAAGGCTTGTAACATCCTGCCTCCAAACTTCGGGTACCGTCAGAAAGACTTACTAGAGGATCTAGCAATCGCTTTGGACGGCACATACTTCAGTGAGGACACTGGTGATGACCTATCGCTTATTGACGTGACACACCTGGGTAGATGCGCCAAGGTAATCGTTGGTAAGGATAATACGATCTTTATGCCTTATGCTAGCTCTCAAGATAGCATAGACAATAGAATCACCGATATCACCGAGACAATCTTCGAGAGCGTAAGCAAAGAAGAGACTGACTTCCGTAAGGAGAGAGCTGCCAACCTATCAGGTGGTGTTGCTGTCATCTATGTTGGAGCGTTAAGTGACATCGAGCAGAAGGAGAAGAAGGACCGCATTGACGACGCTGTGTGTGCTGTTGAGGCGGCCTTAGAGGAGGGTATTCTCCCTGGTGGTGGTGTAGCATTGTTCAACGAGGCAACAGAGCTTGGACGCAGCGAAATCACTCCTGCATTAAATATTATGATCAAGGCTTTGAGAGCTCCAATGTGGCAGATCATCACAAACGCAGGTAAGGACGCATATAGTATCATGGATGGAATCATGCCAATCCCTAACGAGGGCTATGACGTGAAGGCTGAGCAGTACGTTGATATGATCAAGGCTGGTATTGTTGACCCAACGAAGGTGACAAAGAACGCCCTGTTAAACGCTGTGTCGGTCGCTACGACAATCTTAAGTACAAACGCTATCATTACAAATATCAGAGCAGATGAGAGTACTAAATAAATACTTGCTTGCTCAGAAGATTTCTGAGCAAAAACAAACAAAGAGTGGTCTTCTATTAACCGGTGAGGACTCAAGCGATATGCGTTACCACAAGGCGACTGTCTTTGACGTTGGTATTCAAGTGTCTGGAATTCAGTATGGCGACGTCATTCTGTACGACAAGGTGAACAGCCATGACGTGTTGATCAACGAAACTCGCTATGTAATTCTCCAGGAGAAGGACGTTGTTGTTGTTCTTTAAGTCGGTCGTTAAAATCTAGTATAGCTTTTGCTAATGTTTTTTGATGGAATGGGGCGTTCTTACGGAACGCCTTATTTCGTCTAGATGATGTCGGAATTGGCTCTAGGCCGGTCAGTTTCTTATAGATAGACGTCACCATCTTCTTAGCCTTAAATGACACCTCATACATATTGGTCTCACCGAACCCGCGCTTACGCCATATATAGACCCATTCCTCTCTTAGCAGCCTATCAAAGCGGTTGCGATCCCACAGCATGAAGTTTGCGTAGTCGGCAAAGTCTGCCCTTGTGAACAGTCTCTTTTTATGTAAGAACAGGATCATCTCTAGGTCTGATCGACTGAGATTGTAATTAACTTGTGCCCATCGTCTGACGATCGCCCATTCTCCAAGGAAGTCATACGTCAACTCACGTCTTTCGTATGCCTTATCGCGTTTGATTATTCTTTTCATTATATTTGTACAAATATATTCATTATGGGACTATATAGCAACATTCACGCAAAGAGAGAGCGAATTAAAGCTGGATCAGGAGAGAAGATGCGTAAACCAGGCGAGAAGGGAGCACCGACTGCTCAGAGCTTCAAAGAGGCCGCTAAAACAGCAAAAGATGGCAAAGGATCCAAGACTAGAAAGAGCGGGCGTTGATGGCTTTAACAAGCCCAAACGCACGCCTGGCCACGCTACTAAGAGCCACATTGTGGTTGCCAAGGAGGGTGATCAGGTGAAGACCATTCGCTTTGGTCAACAGGGTGTAAAAACCAATCAGACGGTTGGTCAGCGTGAGGCGTTTAAGAGTCGTCATGCAAAGAACATTTCAAAAGGCAAGATGAGCGCTGCTTATTGGGCCGACAAGGTGAAGTGGAGTCCAAGTAAGACTGCATCACCTAGTGCTAAATGGAAAAAAGGGTCGTGATGGATTACAATAGCATAGCATTTAAGAACGCAGCAGTTGATCGCTTAAGCAAGATGACAACTGACCCTGCATTGATCACAAGGAATAGAGCCAAGGCTGCTCGTGACATGCGTAAGGATGTTATACCAATGCAGAACGCAGATGGAACTACATCTACTCATGTTATGGCAGGTGGTGAGGGTGGATCTGGTAAATTTAAATATACCGTGAATCCAACTGTGTTCCCTAATGATGGTGGCAAGACATGGACTGACTTACGTGAGGATCCTTGGGGAGCTTATGATGAGGCGAGCAAAAGAGGCGAATTAATTGGATTCAAGTCTGAGCGTCGCGCTGAGAAGTTTGGCATGGGATCTTGGAAGAAAGGTCAAGCTGGTCGTGAGGCTATGCAGATGTACCGTGAAGAGAAGAAAGCAGGCAATCTTTATACTCAAAAGAAAAAGGTAGAGAATAAGATCGCCAATATCGACAATAATAAGCGATTAAATCGCGTTGTAGACCGTCGTTACGAGCGAATGGATAAGAAGTATGACAGAGCAGCTAATAATCCAGCTAAGCTATCTAAATTAGACAAAAAATACGGCTACAATTACGAGGCCGCCAAGGCGGCCGGTATTCAGCCTGACGAGACAGGACATTGGGGATCTATCGGTAATGATGGTATGATTCTCAAGGGACCAAAGCATCCTTCAATGATTAAGACCAAAAAGGTTGAGGGGTTGTTGGGTAACAAGATTGTAAAGAGAAACGGCAACTTATATAGCGTTCCTAAAAAATGATCATCCTAAAAAGACACAAAGGGTTAGGTGATACTGTAGCTGCTATTACTAAGGTCACCCGACTAGACCAGCTAGTCGGAGACGACTGCGGATGCAAAGAGAGACAAGAAGCGCTAAACGATCCTAACCTACTGATAAACAAACTACTATATGGGACAAAGCAAGACATCGAAGTATTACGCGGCCAATCCGAAGGCAGCGGAGAAGAGGCGTGAATATCAGCGTGAGTTGAACGCTACTCCTGAGCGAAAGAGATACCGAGCTGAGCACAATGCTGCCCGTCGAGCCAACGGCATCGACGGCAAGGGTGGCCCAGACATGAGTTCCACAAAAAGTGGTAAATTTGTAAAAGAAAACCCAAGTAAAAACAGAGCTCGAAACGGTGCAAACGGCAAGAGCGTAAAAAAATAAGACATGGCATATCAAAAATTACAGGTACAACGTGCAGCTGTAGTAACTCCTAGTGACACTGTGAACATCCCATACGTTGGTGGCGATGGAACAACTCCATCATGGGCTTGCACTTTATATATTGGCACTGGTGGAAACCTTCGCGTATTGACTGAGGGTGGTGACGACATAACATTTGTTAATGTTTTGGGTGGAACTACACTTCCGGTTAACGTTGTAAGAGTATTTGCAACTAGCACAACAGCTTCAAATATTGTAGCTCTTTGGTAATATGTGGATTTTTAATGCCATAGTAAATGCAATTGGGGCTACCTTCATTGGTGAGCCTGGTTATATTGTCAGATCGTTTGAAAATCGGGTGGCAGCTGATGGCGGTCGTTTTGAGGCTGAGTCATGTTTGATAAGCACGCTTAACTTTCTAAATAGCATTTCATGAGTTTATTACAACAGGCTTCTTTAATCGTAACCCCCAATGCTTACAAAGAAGGCAAACTATATTCCGTTATTCCGTCCGATGGTTCAGGTGATTTATCGGTAACCCGAGCGACTACTGCAACGAGAGTGAACTCAGCTGGCTTGGTTGAGCTTGTGCCTTATAATTTAGTAGGTTACTCTGAGCAATTTGATAATTCGTATTGGATTAAGCAAAGTGTAAACATTACTTCAAACTCTATTGCCGCGCCAAACGGAACTTTAACGGCAGACACATATCAACCTACTTCTAATGATTCATACATTTTTCCAAACGCAAATTTAAATCTTTCTTTAGGTAGCTTTTCTGCTCAAATTTGGATAAAGGGTAGTCCTTCTTCAATTGGAAATACTGTACGTTTTTGGTTGTGGCACTTAACTAGCACAGGAAATACAGGTCTTACAACGGTAACCTTAACTGCGGATTGGCAGCTTGTAACAATATCAGCATCAGTAACAGGAGCAGGAGACACACGATTGCGCATTGACACAACTAATCACACAAATCCATTTTACATTTGGGGTGTTCAGCTAAATGAAGGTACAATTGCAAAGCCATACCAACGTACTGAAACACGATTAAACATCCCACGTTTAGACTACTCAAATGGTAGTTGCCCAAGTTTGTTAGTAGAGCCGCAGAGGACTAATTTGGCTTTGTATAGTGAAGAATTGGACAATGCATATTGGACAAAAGTAAACGCAACGCTATCCGCAAATAGTGTAGTATCTCCTAGCGGCGTTCAAAACGCAGACCAAGTAACATTCACTTCAGGTGGATTTGTGCGATTCAATCAAACTCCTATAACACCACTTACCGCCTACACGATTTCAGCGTGGGTTAAAAAACCTGCAACAGGTGGGGCAAATTCAATCCGAATTACAACAAATAACACAGCAGCTTGGAACACGGGTATATCTCAAGAATATACTCTCACAACTGAATGGCAAAGAATAGTTCTAAGCGGAAATATTATTTTAGCAGGTACGGGGGCTTATGTTATTATCGGTGGAGTAGATGCTACAGGCGCAACTGATACTGATGCTATTGGTATTGTTCACATTTGGGGAGCGCAGTTAGAATTAGGCGCATACGCTACATCTTATATTCCTACTACATCAGCTTCAGTAACACGAAATTTAGATTCTATTTCTAAGACTGGTATTTCGTCTTTGCTTAACCCCAGTCAGGGAACTTTTTTCGTTGAGGCATCTACTTTACAAGGTACTGAAGAGAAAGCTATCCAATTATCCAACGGAAGTGATTTAAATGTTGTAATGCTTCACTATTACGGCGGTAATGAAGTTCGATGTACAGTAGTTGGTGGCGGTTCAACATATTTGAGAATTGTAAGCATCAATGTAAACAATGTCAAAAAAATGGCGGTTTCTTGGAAATCAACAGGTGTATTTTTGTACATAAATGGTGTTCAATACTCAGTACCTTTAACCGCAGGAAGCGGAGGCGGTGTGCCATCTGTATTAGATAGATTGACATTTAGCTATTGGTGGGGTGGATTCCCATTCCTTACAAATACTAAATCAGTGGCAGTATGGAAAACTGCTTTAACTGATAATCAATTGGAGATACTAACAGGTACTTCATTCGATACATATGCCGAAATGGCTTCATATTATAACTATACTTTACAATGATAGAACAAGCAAGTTTAATAATTGGAGATGGTAATTGGGCTGTTAAATCAGACAATCTATTAGGATATGCTTTGCCTCAAGGTAAGTATACGCCTAGAGAGATGTCAGTCGTTCGCGCTACCACAGCTACACGCGTTAATTCGTTAGGACTTGTTGAGCTTGTGCCTTACAATTTATATGAGCACAGCGAGCAATTTGATAACTCTTATTGGACTAAAGCAGCAGTAACAATTTCAGCTAATGCCACTACTGCGCCAAATGGAACGTTGACTGCTGAAAAAGCAATAGGAACTGCAACAACTACTGCTCATGATGTTACTCGAAATTTAACTAGACCATCAGGTAGCTATACTACAACGATGTCAATTTATGCTAAGAAATCGGAAGATAAATATATCTTGTTGCAATTAGCAGATGGAGGCGGAGGTATTGGTATTACCTTTGATGTTGATTTAGGTAATGTATCCGCTGCTGCGGCTACTTACGGAACTGGTTGGTCTGCCGTTTCAAACTCAATTAGCTCAGTTGGCAATGGCTGGTTTAGAATTATATTTACGGCTACTACAACAAATGCTTCTACAAGTTTAAATACATCTTATAGGGTTGGTAATATAGCTAATTTATTTGGTGGAAGTACGGGTAATGGCGTTAATGGCGTATTCATTTGGGGAGCGCAAATTGTAGAAGGCTCAGCCGCCAAAGACTACCAACGCACAGAAACACGATTAAACATCCCAAGGATAGATTACTCATTAGGAAGCTACCCAAGTTTGTTAGTAGAGCCGCAGAGGACTAATTTGGCTTTAAGAAGCCAAGAGTTTGATAATCCTACATGGCAGAAAGCTGGTGGCACAACAATTACAGCAAATTCCACTACTGCTCCTGATGGAACATTGACTGCTGATACTTTTAATGCCAGTCAAACTAATTTGCTTTGGCAAAATCTAAGCGCATCAAATAATACTACCTACACACTATCTTTATGGGTGAAATTAGGTACGGCAACAAACATTTGCCTAATTGCTAATAACACATTAGGTTGGAATACAATTGGTGGTCAAAGTTTTAATGCTTCAAATGGTTTAAATACATCTACTTGGACAAGGATTTCATTTACATTTACAACCCCTGTCTTGCCTGTTGGCGCAATTAATATACATTTTGGAGGAAATTCACAAACTGGCTTAACTCAATCAACAGGAACTGTATTTATATGGGGCGCACAACTCGAAGCTGGTGCATATCCAACCAGTTACATACCGACTACATCAGCAAGTGTAACTCGAAATGTTGATATATTACAACGCACAAACGTTTATACTAATGGACTAATAACCGCAAGCGGTGGTACTTGGTATGGTGAAATAAAAAACAACCAAGCATTGGTTCGTGATGCATCAAACTATTCATTTGCTTTAAAAAACGCTACCGCATTCAATAGCGGTATTTATTTAAGACAAGCAACTGGTGGCGCACAAAGATTAGCTATTGTGCCTTACTCTTCAGGTTCGATTCCTTCAGGGGGTGCATATACCACCTTGACTGATATGGTTAAATTTGCAGCCAAATGGAATGGAACAAGTTACAATCTTTTCGTTAATGGTGTTCAAGTAGTATCGGGAATCCCTTATACACCTACTCAGTTTGAATTTTTAGAGTGCCCAAGCGGTAGAGATATTCCGTTATTTATTAGTGCAATGGCTTTGTTTCCTAGTCCATTAACCGATGCCCAATGTATCACCTTAACAACTTTGTAAAATGAACATATATAAGCTCACATACACAAACAAGGAGCAAGCAGTTGCAGACCTTGAAGCAAAACAAATCCTAACTGAAAACGGATACGGAGAAGGCGTTCAGGCTGTCGTTGAAATCGGTCTGATAGTTTTGGACGTAGTAGACGAACAACCTATCTACGCTGATGGATACCATTACGATGTGATGTCAACTGAAACTTATGACTTTGGAGCAAACCTTGTCGTACCTAAGAACCCAAAGCACGCCTTTGCAGGCTATCCTATAACTGAAGAAGTACATGAAGTTCAGTAACCAAGGCACTATTTCTACATCAGGGACGATTATACATACGGCCCCTGACAATAATGTATCTGAACTTCGTTATATGCGATTTAATAATCCGGCTGCATATGTCTTGACGGTATCAAAATATACCGCATCTACAACGACAACAACTCAAGTATATTCTGTTACATTGAGCGCAGGTGATACTATCACTGACTCATTTCCATATTTTTTAAACGAAGGTGATTATATAACCGTCACATCTAGTGTTTCAGGTACAACATTTATAGCTGAGGGTGAAGATATGCCTAATATAAATGTTGTGAGATGCAGGTAGTTGACGCAAATGGTAATATGTTCGGATATGATCATCTAGAGATCATAGGGGTAGACGGTAAGCCAAAAACCACAGGTGGTGGAGGTGGTCCTTATGTACCATATACTGGGGCAACCGGAGATGTTGACCTTGGTGAGTATGAGTTGAAAGCAGGTCAATTAGAGTTAGATCAAACACCTACAGGAACAGCAGGTGTTGCTGTCATGAGATGGAATGATCAAGATGGTACTGCGGATCTTGGATTAAAGGGTGGAAATGTAACACTTCAGATAGGTCAAGAGCAGGTAACTAGGGTTGTTAATAAGACAGGATCTGATTTATTAGAGGCTAACTATCAAGCTGTAAGAATTAGTGGTGCTCAGGGTAATCGATTGAAAGTTGACTTAGCTCAGGCTAACAATGATGCTAATAGTGCTGATACAATTGGTATTGTTACTGAGACTATATTAAACAATCAAGAGGGCTTTGTTACTACTAGTGGATTAGTAAGAAATATTGACACCACTGGTACGTTGCAAGGTGAAACCTGGTTAGATGGTAATTTGCTTTATTTAAGTGGGACTATTGCTGGTCAGATAACAAATGTAAAACCGACAGCACCTATACATACTGTCATAATGGGTTATGTTGTAAGGGCTCATGCTACTCAGGGACAGATATATGTGAAGGTTGATAATGGGTATGAGTTAGATGAGCTTCATAATGTTGCTATCACATCTCCAGCGAATAATGACTTACTTCAGTACGACTCAGCTACATCACTATGGAAAAATGAGTCATTGTCTTCAGCTGGAATACAACCTTCAATCACGTTAACTACTACTGGAACAAGTGGAGCGGCTACTTTGGTTGGGGCAACTTTAAATATTCCTCAGTATGGCGGAGGCGGCGGAGGCGGTGTTCACGGATTTTTAACTCCAAGCGGAATGGGAGTTACGGCTATGGTCATAACTTCGGGAACTAATACTGCTGTGCCAGCATCAAATACCATGTACGCATATCCAATCATTATGGCAAAAGATTATACATTCAATTCTATGCAAATGTATTGCCAATCATTGTTAGCTGGAGCTAATGCCCGAATACTTATTTATTCAGATTTAAACAGCGCCCCAAATACCAAATTATATGAAAGCACAACTATTGATTTGTCTACTACGGGAACAAAAACAATAACAAATACCATGACATTTACCAAAGGAACTATTTATTGGATGGTTCTACATTGCGGTAATGGAGGCTCTCCACTTTCGATTCGCAGCATGAGTGCATTAACTACAATGCCTATTGGATATCAAAGTAATAATGCTACATATAATCTAATCAGTAAATCATCAATTCCATTAGGGAGTGCACCAACGACTTTTGGAGCATCGTCAGTGTCCACACTTAATGCACCACTAATTGCATTATTTCAATAACTAATATTATGGCACAAATTAGGGAAGAAATATATAACGAAGACGGACTAGTAGAAGTTCGTTTTATCGAAGTAGACGAACCTACTACAGAAGAATTGATTGCTCAAAAAGAGGCGGAACTTCTTGCGATGTATAACGAACTTAAACAACTTAAAGGAGAATGAAATACTTATTAATAATACTGATAATATTAACATCTTGCAGCCCAATAAAACGTTTTACTCGTCTAGTTGAGAAGTATCCATACCTACTTACTCAGGATACATTGATCATCCATGATACTATCAATCTATACATACCTGAGGTGCATACAGACACTGTAGTAACATTGAGAGAGCTTATTGATACAATAACTCTAACTAAGGACAGAGTTACTGTTAAAACGTGGTATGTGCCAAAAGAAAAGAAGGTATACATACAAGGCAAATGTGATCCGGTCTATATCACTAAGATAGTTGAGCGTAAGGTGCCTATTAGGACATTCGAGAAGTACCCGTGGTGGAAGAAGTTGGTCAACAACATGTTGGCTGTTTTTATTATCTTTGTTATCATCTATACAGGCTATAGATTGTTTAAAAGGCTAGTATGAAAACTAACACATTAATTGTTTTGTCTGCATTATTTACGGTGATTACACCAGCAGTACCTCTTATCTTGGTATCGTTGATGGCGATCTTTGTTGACGCCTGTTTCGGTATCTGGAGATCTGTTAAGAAGAATGGTTGGGTGTCCTTCCAAAGTAAAAAACTTATAGCTACTGTACAAAAGTCGTTCTTGTATTCAGGAGCGATTTTGTTTTTCTATATGATAGAGAAGTACATTGCAGGTGACATCATTGCTCACTTTATATCTGTTGAGTTGCTGATCACAAAAGCAGTTGCATTCTTTTGCGTATTCACTGAGGTGAAGTCAATTAATGAGAACTATAAAGATGTAACAGGGGTAGATATTCTTACTAAGTTTAAAGCCTTCATGACAGGCCTTAAGAAGGAAAGCGATAAGTGGAAGTAATATGTTAACTACAGCTCAAATTACAGCCAAGTATGGCAAGCCTAATGAGAAGGGCACATATCTAAAAACAATTAACCTTCCTTACCCAATGCGTATAGCATGGGATACCGATACTAAGGTAACAAAGATGAGATGCCATAAGGATGTCGCTGATGCCTTTTTGGCTGTGTTTAACGACATTTTAGATGCCTATGGGTATGAACGTATTGTCGAGTTAGGGATAGACCTTTACGGAGGATGTTTTAATTTCCGTAAGATGCGCGGTGGTAACTCTTGGAGCACTCACTCTTGGGGAATTGCCATTGATCTAGATCCTGCGCGAAACACATTAAAGGAGACATCTAAGACAGCTCGCTTCGCTCGTGCTGAGTATAAGGAGATGATTGATATCTTTTACAAGCATGGTTTTATTAGCCTTGGTCGTGAAAAGAACTACGATTGGATGCACTTTCAAATAAATCACTAAATTTGTACAATGAAGAAGGTTGAGCAGTCAGCAAAGAAGAATGTTAAAGTGAGTCGCCCAGGCATTCACGCTAAAACAAAAACATCTTGTTTAAAGTCTTCAAAAAGTTACAAAAAGAAATATAAAGGCCAAGGACGATGAAAGTACAAAATTATAACACTGAAACTCCAAGCACAGGATCAAAAGTATTTGGTTCTAATGATGCTGGTAATACTGTTAATTTCAGCGTACCAGCTTTATTGGCCTTAAATCAGTCTCCTTCAGTTATCTTAACAAATGCGCTAACTGCCGCTACGTTGACAAACGTAAACACATACTTTACAGGAACAGCTGGACCGTCTTTTGCGGTCACTCTTCCAGCCGCTAGTTCAAATCTTGATGGCGTCAAGTATGTTGTTATGTCAACAGCTACTCGCGCAACAACAACTTGGTCTTCAAGTGGCGCGTCAGTTGTTGGTGCCCCGTCTACACTTACGGCAAATACACCGGTATGCTTGCAATACAGCCATGCATTTTTAACTTGGTATATATCAATCTAATATAATATGAATAAAATCACAAAAGAAGAGCTCGACAAATTAGTCGCAGCCAACAGAATGTATCGCGACTTAAAGTTTGCGGTCGCTGATATTGAAATGTCTTTTGAGCGCCTTAAAGAGCAGAAGACTTTAACCATGGAACAGCTTAAGGCAGCAACTGTGGATTTATCTGGCACACAGCAGGAGATCTATGACAAGTATGGCGATGTTCAGGTAAACCTTCAAACAGGTGAGTATAATTAGAAAAATATCGATTGGTCCTGACTACATGAAGTCTATGCACTACATGGTAGGACAGGAAATCCTTGATAAGACATGGAAGATCAATACCATCAGAATTGAAAATGATGGCAGCATCTGTGTTTGGATTATCAAGGATGGAGAGATTATTAGATGGAAGTCTTTCTCTCCGACAATGCCAATTGCAATTGAGTATAAAATAGACTACTGATGAAATCCCCATACTGCTTCATTGTAGAACCAATTGGTCTGAGGCGGTACGATAACATTAAAAAATACGGAGACGTAGATTTTATAATTAGTTCCTCTCAAGAAGACCACAAGGCTTCTAATCGTTTTGCAAAAGTAATTGCAACTCCTATTTACTATAATGGTCCTGTACAACCAGGAGACACCGTCATAGTTCACCACAACGTATTTAAGTTCTATAACGACATGAAGGGCCGCCAAAAGAGCAGCTGGAATTATGTCATGGACGATATGTTTTTAGCTGAGCTTGATCAGGTATATGCGTTTAAGCGTGATGCTGATTGGCAGGCCGTTGAGCCATTTGTATTCATTAAGCCTGTGCCATCAGAGGATAAGGTATTTAGCACACTAGGTGGATTCGAAGAATTGTGGGGAGAGGTTGTTTATCCTAGCAATAGTTTCGTGTCAAAGGGAGATGTTGTATCTTTTACGCCAGATAGTGAGTATGAGTTTAGGATAGATGATCAATTACTCTATAGAATGTATAATAAGAACCTATGTCTAATACAAAAATAAGAATCATAGAGGCTGGTAAGAAGGCTATAAATGAACTGATCAAGGTTCTTGAACAACCTATCATTACACATGCTGAGGACGATATATCTGCCGATAAGATGAAGAACGCAGCATCGGCAAAGCGTTTGGCATTTGAGGATGCCATGTTTATGCTTCTAAAGATTGATGAGGAGGAGAACAAACAGTCTGAAACACCAATAGCTGAGGTTACTCTAGGTAAGAGTGGTTTCGCTGAGGGAAGAGCAAAGATGAAAAATGGAAAATAATCTGTACCGTATAGTCACTGATCATATTCAAAAGACTGCTCTTACTACTAAGAACAGTAAGAAAAGTTGGGACTATGGGTACAATAAAGAGTATGACATTATCGTTATATCTAAGGACGGAACAATCGGTGAGATATACGAGATTAACGGATTAAAGATTGCTATTCCCGCAACGCCAAAGAATATAGACGACCGCGGCAACAAATGGGTTGCACAAGAATACCCTGCAGAACTACAGAAAATAAAGTCAATCTTTGACTGGAACCGAAGAGATAATTCGTTTAAGTCGAAGTACGTCGACATGATCGAGACTGAGTTTGATCGTAGGGATTATGGCTATTGGTTTAAGAACAATGGCAAGCCAACATACATGACCGGCACGCACTATATGTACTTGCAGTGGACTAAGATTGACGTTGGTCTTCCTGACTTCCGTGAATCCAACCGAATATTCTTTATATTTTGGGAGGCCACTAAGGCAGACAGCCGTTCATTTGGCATGTGCTACCTAAAGAACCGCCGTTCAGGTTTCTCGTTTATGTCTTCAGCAGAGACGTCCAACACAGGTACAATTGTTAGAGACGCGCGTATTGGTATCTTGTCTAAGACAGGTTCCGATGCCAAGAAGATGTTTACCGATAAGGTGGTGCCTATCGTTAGAAATTACCCCTTCTTTTTCAAGCCGATCCAAGACGGTATGGACAACCCGAAGACGGAGTTGGCCTTCCGTGTTCCTGCGAGTAAGATTACGCGCAAGAATATGGATGAGGAGCGCGATGATGACATAGAAGGGTTAGATACTACCATTGACTGGAAAAACACAGCAGACAACAGCTATGACGGCGAGAAGCTGCTTCTACTTGTCCATGACGAGAGCGGGAAATGGGAGAAGCCGGAGAACATCCTAAATAACTGGCGAGTCACTAAGACGTGTCTTCGACTAGGATCTAAAATCATTGGTAAGTGTATGATGGGTTCTACCTCAAATGCACTTAGTAAGGGTGGTGAGAACTTTAAGAAGTTGTACTATGACAGCGAGCCAACCAAGCGATCTGCCAATGGTCAGACCAAGTCGGGGCTATATAGTCTTTTTATTCCTATGGAGTGGAACATGGAAGGCTTTATTGATGAGTATGGATGGCCTGTGTTTGATGATCCAAAGAAACCAATCTTGGGTATCGATGGTGAGGAAATAACAATGGGTGTTATTACCTATTGGAACAATGAGGTGGCTGCACTTAAGACTGACTCAGATGCACTCAATGAGTTCTATCGTCAGTTCCCACGCACAGAGTCACATGCTTTCCGTGATGAGTCTAAGTCATCACTATTTAACCTCACAAAGATCTACCAACAGATTGACTATAATGACGCATTGATCAAGGACCGCGTCCTAACTAAGGGCTACTTCCATTGGAAGAACGGTGAGCAAGACAGCGAGGTCATTTGGACGCCTGATCCAAACGGAAGGTTTTTGGTGTCATGGATTCCTGAGCAAGCTATGCGGAACAGAGTGATTGTGAAGAATGGCCGCAAGTGCCCAGGCAATGAACACATCGGTGTGTTTGGGTGTGACCCGTATGACATATCAGGTGTAGTTGGTGGAGGTGGATCTGCTGGTGCGCTTCATGGATTGACTTCATTTCACATGGAAAATGCACCAACAAATCAATTCTTTTTGGAGTATATTGCTCGTCCTCAGACAGCTGAGATATTCTTTGAGGATGTATTAATGGCCTGTCATTTTTATGGAATGCCAATACTTATTGAGAACAACAAGCAGCGACTACTCTACCATTTTAAGAATAGAGGATACCGAGCGTTCTCATTAAATAGACCAGATAAACACACCTCAAAACTATCAAAAACAGAGCTTGAACTTGGCGGTATTCCTAACTCATCTGAGGACGTAAAGCACGCCCACGCTAACTCCATCAACACATACATCGAGGAATATGTTGGTCTTGATCAAGAGGGAACATATAGAGATTCAGACACTATGGGTAGTATGTATTTTAACAGAACACTCAACGATTGGGCTCGATTTGATATTAATAACAGGACAAAACACGATGCCTCGATTAGCTCAGGACTTGCTATCATGGCGTCTAGAAAACACCTATTTATACCTAAGAAAGAGGAATCTAAAATAAGTGTTAAATTTGTAAGATATAAGAATACAGGCATTAGAAGCGAAATCATCGAATAATGGATAAACCATCAGTTGTTATCTCTGCACTACCTTTCCCGGACCAAATGGCTCCAGACGAGGTTAAGGCTACATATGAATATGGTCTAAAGGTAGGTAAAGCCATCGAAGGAGAGTGGTTTAAGAGGAAATCAAACTCAAGTAGATTTTATCAACAGTGGGGTGAATTCCACCGTTTGAGACTATACGCTCGTGGAGAGCAACCAGTACAAAAGTATAAAGATGAGCTTGCCGTCAATGGTGACATATCTATGCTCAACCTAGACTGGACTCCTGTTCCTATCATCCCTAAGTTTGTTGACGTTGTCGTAAACGGAATGATAGACCGACCATATACTGTAAAAGCTGAAGCCCAAGATGTAATGTCTGCCGAGAAGAAGAATATCTTCCAGGATATGATCGAAGCTGATATGGTTGCTAAGGACTTCCTTACACTTACACAGGAGCAGTTTGGTATTGATGCGTTTAACGTTAATCCAGATGAACTTCCTGCTAATGATCAGGAGCTATCATTGTACATGCAGATGAACTATAAGCCATCTGTAGAGATTGCTGAAGAGATTGCTATTGACACTGTCATGAAAATGAATGAGTACGAAGACACACTTCGTCTCTACTATTATGACGTGGCTACTCTTGGCCTTGGTGTTGTCAAGCATGAATTCTTAATTAATGATGGAGTAAAGGTCGAGTATGTAGATCCAGCTAACTGGATTCATAGTTATACAGAAAAGAATGACTTCTCAGATTGTTTTTATTTTGGTGAGGTTAAGCAGGTGCATTACACTGAGCTTCTAAAAATGAATCCAAATCTAACAGATGAGGAGCTTACTGAAATTAAGAACGCCGGATCAGCATGGTATGACTACTTCCCTGTAGTTAGAAACTACCAAGATGATGCATTCTTGAATGAGGTTGTAACGTTATTGTATTTTAATTACAAGACACACAAGAAGTTTGTTTGGAAGAAGAAGATTCTTGAGAACGGCGGTGAGCGAGTTATTCGTAAAGAAGATACGTTCATGGCTCCAAACGGTGAATACTTTGAGGTAATTGAAGCAGTTCGCGACGTTTGGTATGAAGGTGTTCTTGTTGGTGGATCAAACATAATGATCAAGTGGGAGATGATGAAGAACATGGTTCGTCCTAAGTCTGCATCACAGCGCGCACTTCCAAACTACATTGCTTACGCTCCACGTTACTATAAAGGAAACATTGAGTCGTTAGTTCGACGCATGATTCCATTTGCTGATCAGATTCAGTTGACGCACTTGAAGCTGCAGCAAGTTATGGCTCGCATTGTTCCTGATGGTGTATTTATCGATGCCGATGGTATTAATGAAGTTGACCTAGGTACAGGTGCAGCATACAATCCTGAGGACGCGCTCAATCTATACTTCCAAACGGGTAGTGTGATTGGCCGATCTTATACTACAGAGGGTGAGTTCAATAACGCTCGCATTCCTATCCAAGAGTTAAATACAAATAGTGGTCAGGCTAAAATGGCTGCCCTTATCGGTAACTACAACCACTACTTAAATATGATCCGCGATGTGACGGGTGTAAATGAGGTGCGTGATGCATCTACACCACATCCAGATGCATTGGTTGGTGTTCAAAAACTTGCGGCACTAAACTCAAACACAGCCACTCGCCACATCTTAGATGCTGGTATTATCACAACTAGACGTGTAGCTGAGTGTATTTCTATACGTATTGCAGACATCTTAGAGTATTCTGACTTTGCTGAAGAGTTCGCTATGCAGATTGGTAAGTATAACCTATCGATCTTACAGGACGTTAATGAGTTATACCTACATGACTTTGGTATCTTTATTGAGGTAGCTCCAGATGAAGAGCAAAAAGCTCAGCTTGAGCAAAACATTCAAATGGCACTACAGCAGCAAACGATTGATCTTGAGGATGCAATTGATATCCGTATGATCAACAATGTTAAGCTTGCTAATGAGATGCTTAAGATGAAGCGTCGTAAGCGAATGGAGCAAAAGCAGAAAGAGAAGGAGATGGAGTTCCAAATGCAGATGCAGACAAACATCCAATCTTCTCAAGCAGCTTCTGAAGCCAAGGCACAGATCATTCAATTGGAAGGTCAAACCAAAGCACAGATCAAGCAGATGGAAGTTCAAGGCGACATTCAAAAGATGCAAGCCGAGGCTGAGCTCAAGAAAGAGTTGATGGCTATTGAGTTCCAATATAACATGCAGCTTAGTGGTATGCAGATGCAAACATTGAAAGATCGTGAGTCTGAGAAAGAGAAAGCCAAAGATAAACGAGTAGACCTACAGGCAACTCGTCAATCTGAACTTATTAACCAACGACAAAACAACCTACCTCCACAAAACTTTGAGAGTACTGAGGATTCCCTTGATGGCTTTGATTTAGAGTCATTCGGGCCTAAATAAATATTTATTAACTTTGTTGAAAATTAAATTAAATGGAAGGTGAATTTAAAGTGAGAGCTGTAGATTTCGAGGAGAAGTCTGTGGCCGAAAAAGAAGCTGAGCTTCTAGAAGGTTTAGAAGATCATACTGGCGATCAAGACACAGTAAAGATTGACTTAACTGAAGAGCAGCCAGTAGCAGATCCAATTCAACCAGTAGAGGTTGATTTAGATGATAATAAAGTTCTTTCATATCTTGGTAAAAGATGGAACAAGGAGATTACATCTTTGGATGAATTAGTTCAAGAGCGCGAACAAGCTGAAGAACTACCTGAAGATGTATCTGCGTTCCTAAAATACAAAAGAGAAACAGGACGTGGCATTGAAGACTTCATGAAGTTGAATGTCGACTACAATGCCATGGATGAAGACTCTCTACTTTATCAATACGCTAAAGAACAAAACCCAGGGCTAGATGCTGATGAGGTTAAGTTCGAGTTAGAAACCAAGTTTTCATATGATGAAGACTTCGATGATGACAAGCATATTAAGAAGGTAAAGCTAGAGAGAAAAAAAGAGCTCAATAAGGCTCGTGAGTATTTTAATAAGCTTAAAGAACAGTACAAGGCGCCGCTTGAGTCAAGGGATGCCTTTGTTCCGCAAGAAGAAAAGGAAGCTTACGAATCTTATAAGCAATATAAACAAACCGCGACTAGCGAGCAAGAGGAGCAACAAAAGCGGTCTAAGTATTTCGCCGATAAGACGAATGAATTATTCTCTGATAAGTTTGAAGGTTTCAAATTTAATATTGACGAGAATAAGGCAGTAACGTTCAAGCCAGCAGATGCAAAGACACTTCTTAACGAGCAGTCTTCATTAGGTAACTTTGTAAATAAGTTCTTAAACGAAGATGGCTACTTAAAGGATGCTGAGACGTTCCATCGAGCAATAGCGATTGCTTCGAATCCCGAAAAGTTTGCAAAGTTCTTCTATGAGAAGGGTATGACAGAAGCTGTTGAGACAGTTTCTAAAGAGTCTAAAAATATTGACATGACTCGTCAAGCCACTCAGGTGACTAATAAAACTGAAGGTACATTCCAAGTAAGAGCCGTAGAGTCTGGTTTCGGTAACAGATTAGTTATTAAACAAAAACCTAAAAATTAGAAAAAATGGCTGGTACATTACAGGCGTCTCCGGGTGTAAATTTAACCCCAAGCGCAGTCAAGGCAACATTGCCTACAAACTACATCACTAACTTCGATTTCTTGAATCAGTATCTTCCTGATACTTATGAGCAAGAATTCGAGCGCTATGGTAACCGTTCAATCGCATCTTTCTTGCGTATGGTTGGTGCCGAGCTTCCTACTAACTCTGACCTCATCAAATGGGCAGAACAAGGTCGTCTTCACACAAAGTACACGGCAGTTACTGCTGTTGGCGCTGCAGGTGGTGATGATACTGCTACTTTTGATATCGGTACAGGAACTTGTGTTTTCCGTATTGGTCAAACAGTTTTCCTTTCAAACAATGCATCTTCTACATCTTCTTACAAAGCTGTAGTAACTGCTCTTCCTGCTGCTGACCGTTTCACTGTTGCTTTCTACAATGCTTCTGGTATTGCTGCTGGTGACACTGGTGCTACATTCACTGCATTTGTTTATGGTTCTGAATTCCAAAAAGGTACTAGCGGTATGCAAGGATCTTTGGAAGCACAAGATTTGTTCTTCGACAACAAGCCAATTATCATCAAAGACAAGTACACTGTTGCTGGTTCTGACATGGCTCAAATTGGTTGGGTTGAAGTAACAACTGAGAATGGTGCTACTGGATACTACTGGTACATGAAGTCTGAGCACGAAACTCGTTTGCGTTACGAAGACTATCTTGAAATGTCAATGGTAGAAGGTGTTCCTGCTGAGGTTAACTCAGGTGCAGCTGCTGCATTAGGTAATGCTGCATATCCTGCAGGATCTACAATTCCTTACAACGCTGGTACTCAAGGTATGTTTGCTGCTATTGAATCTCGTGGTAACGTTTGGGCAGGTGGTAACCCATCTTCTTTAGGTGACTTCGATACAATCGTACAACGTCTTGACAAGCAAGGTGCTATCGCTGAGAACGTATTGTTCTTGAACCGTCAGTTCTCTTTTGACATCGACGATATGTTGGCTGCTCAAAACTCTTACGGTGCTGGTGGTACTTCTTACGGTTTGTTTGACAACAGCGAGCAAATGGCTCTTAACCTTGGTTTCTCTGGATTCCGTCGTGGTTATGAGTTCTACAAGACTGATTGGAAATACCTTAACGATGCTACTCTTCGCGGTGGTCTTGTTGGTGGTGCTATCAACGGTGTTTTAGTTCCTGCTGGTACAATGAGCGTTTACGATCAAGTACTTGGTAAAAATGCTAAGCGTCCATTCCTTCACGTTCGTTACCGCGCTTCTGAAGCTGAAAACCGTCGTTACAAAACTTGGATGACTGGTTCAGCTGGTGGTGCACAAACTAGCGACCTTGATGCTATGGAAGTCAACTTCTTGTCAGAGCGTGCGCTTTGTACAATGGGTGCTAACAACTTCTTCATCTTCAAAGGATAAGAACACCAATAATACGAGAGGGGTTACGGCCCCTCTCTATTTTTTTAATAATTTAAATTATATCAAATGAACAGAGTAAAACTAGAGGCGAAAGATCGCACCTATCTATTAAAGATTGACAATGCTCCATTGAGCTATTTTATTGCGCATAAAGACACTCCGCGCAAACGTCTTCTTTACTACAATGAAGAGACAAATACAAACCACCCACTTCGCTATGCGCGAAATTCAAATTCACCATTTCAAGACGAACAAGATGCCAATGTTATTGTTGAGCCTATTGTATTTGAAGATGGCGTATTAAATGTTCCAAAAAACAATCCTGTACTTCAAGAGTTCTTACATTATCATCCAGGTAATGGTTCTGAATTTTATGAATTTGACTCAGAAAAAGATGCTCAAGAAGATGTTGAGGAATTATTCTCAGAAATTGATGCATTGCTATTAGCTCGTGATTTAGCAGACAAAGACATTAATACATTAGAAGCAGTCGCTAGATTGGTTTTAAAAGGTAATGTAGATAAGATGAGTTCTGCTGAGATCAAGAGAGATATGATGTTATTCGCTAAGAGATACCCTCAAGACTTCATGGAAGCAGCATCTGACCCAATGCTTAAGATCAACAACTTTGCAGCTCGCGCATTTACGGCAGGATATTTAACATTCAGAGGAAACAAAGACATCCATTATAACTTCAAGGACAATAAGAAGCGTCTAATGACCGTTCCTTTTGGTCACGACCATATCCATGCATTGGCTTCTCATTTACAGTCTGATGAAGGGTTAGAGCTATACAAGTATCTAGAAGATAAGTTTTCAGAGTAGCTTAATCATTAGTAAACTACTACTAAAAGGGCACTTCTAATGGAGTGCCTTTTTTTATTTATCTTTGTACAAAAGCAGTCAGATGATCAATGACGTTCGAAATACCGTCCTATCAATAATTAGCAAAGACAACCGTGGCTTCATTACGCCATTTGAGTTTAACTTGTTTGCAAAGCAGGCACAGCTTGAGATTTTCGGGCAGTATATGTATAATTACAGCAATGCAATCAACAAGCAAAATGCTCGCATGCATGGTGAGGGGTATACTGACATACCTAAAAACATGGCTGAGGTGATTGATACTTTTTCTGTATTTACATCGGCAACATATAATGGTGCTACTAATAAGTTTAATTTTCCGGTAGATCCATTAACTAATATTGAAAACTATTTCTTCTTAGAGAAGCTTGTTTACAATAACTCAACAGAGATTGAGAAGGTTAGCCATAGAAAGATATTGAATCTAGTAAATTCAAACCTTACGGCTCCAACGACAAAATACCCTGTATACACAATGGATCAAAATGGTTTATTGGTTTATCCTACGACTATTACATCTAACGTCACTATACAGTATTTAAGATACCCAAAAGATCCAAATTGGACCTATTCAACAACTCCACTTGGTGATCCTTTATTCAATCCTGGAGCTGCTACATACCAAGACTTTGAGTTGCCGTTAGATGACTTTGCAAATTTAGTTATCAAGATACTAGAGTATTCTGGCATATCAATCAGAGAGCAGGACGTTGTATCTGCTGCTAAAGCTGAAGAAGTACAAGACATTCAACAGAAACAATAATGGCATATATAACTAATTATCAGTACTATACCAACAATGGTAATGTCCCTGAAGATGCAAACTGGGGATCTTATCAATATGTTACGCTTGACTATATGGTCAACAACTTCATATTAAATTATGTTGGGAATGATAAGTTGATTAACAATGTAGATCGATATACCATTCTATTTCACGCAAAGAGAGCCATTCAAGAGTTAAACTATGACGCACTCAGAAACATCAAGGTTCTTGAGTTTGAGTTGGGTGATCAGCTTAAGTTGGTATTGCCTCCTGACTACGTTAACTACGTTCGTATCTCAATGCTTAGAGGTGGTGTATTATATCCACTTACAGAGGCTAGACAAAGTATTACAGCTACAGCATACCTTCAAGATAATAACGGTCAGGTTATATTTGACTCGAATGGAGAGGTAGTTATTGGCGAGTCAAGACTAGATATTTTACGCCAAGAAAACAAGTTATATGTAGGTCCTGGCGCATACTACAACCAATGGGGTTGGGAGTATGACGGGGAGTGGTATTTTGGATACCCAGTTGCACAGAACTTTGGATTAAACACAGCTGACGCAAATATCAATCCCAAATACTACATCAACAAAGCAGCCGGTGTAATTGACTTTACATCAGGCGTAGAGAACTCTTATATTGTACTTGAGTATATATCAGATGGCATGGAGAACGGAGATACAAGCGCTATCTCTATCAATAAATTAGCAGAAGAATATATCTATGCTTACTTGAAGTGGGCCTTACTCACCAATAAGTTTGGCATCCAAGAGTATATTGTTAGCAGGGTAAAGAAAGAAAAAACAGCTGCCCTTAGAAATACCAAAATCAGATTGAGCAACATGCACCCAGGCCGATTGTTAATGGCAATGAGAGGCAAGGATAAATGGATTAAGTAATTATGGCTGACCTACAAAGAACATTTCTTGCCGGGAGAATGAATAAAGACCTCGATGAGAGGTTAGTTCCTGATGGAGAATACCGTGATGCGGTAAACATTACTATTGATACATCTGAGGGATCAAATATTGGAGCTGTTCAGAATGCACTTGGTAATACAGTAACAACAAGTATAAATACCATACTGTCTCAATATCAAATATCCGGAGCTGTAAATGCAGTTACGATTGGGGCTTTAGCATATGAGCCTTCTAATTTAATATATTGGTTTGTAAAAGCAGACAACTTTGAGGGTATATTTGAATACAATCAGATTACTAATGCATCAGTGTTAGTGCTTGGATGTCAAATACCAAACTCTAATGGAGTTAGATTGAATTTTGACGCTAATTACCTAATCACTGGTGTTAACTATATCACTGATGGAATGGGTGGTGGATTCCTTATCTGGAATGATAACTTAAACCCACCTAGAAAAATCAACATTAATAGATGTAAGACATATAGCATTAATGATCCTAGAATTAATGATGACATCAATTTAATTGTCGCTCCTCCACTTAATTCACCTTTTATATCATTAAGCACACTTCAGTCTGCAACATTAGATCCAAATAATATTGAAGATAAGTTTATTTACTTCAGCTACCGATATAAATATTTGGATAACGAGTACTCATCGATGTCTCCATTTTCAGCTACAGCATTTAATCCGAAGGCTTTAAATATTGACATAGAGACAGGCGAGAACAAAGGAATGCTCAACAAATTCAATCAAGTTGAAGTTAGTTTTGAAACTGGTAATGAGTTTGTTACAGAAATTCAACTATTGGTTTGGGAGTCTAGAACTCTTAACGTAAAAATTGTTGAGACGTTAAATAAAGAAGAACTAGGCATACAAGATAATTCTACGTATAGCTTCTTCTTTATGAATAACAAAACATACGCAGCTCTTCCTTCAGATCAAGTAACTAGATTATTTGACAACGTACCTCTTAAAGCTTTAGCTCAAGATGTTATTGGAAGTAGATTGGTTATGGGTAATTATACTCAATTCAGAGACTTAATAGGATACAGCACAAATGATTTTATAGATGTCAATTATACTGTAGATTATATATCTGAGCCTGTTACATCGCTTCCTAAACAAACCTGGAGAAGTGATCGTGACTATGAGATTGGTATTGCATACTTAGATGACTATGGTCGAATGACCACTGTATTAACATCTGTTGATGGTACATCCACTAGTTCAATATCAGGTAATAATCAGTCAAACTCTGTATACATATCACCTGATAACTCAAGCACTGCTAATTCATTAGTAGTCAATATAAAGAATGAGGCTCCTATATGGGCAACTGGGTATAGGTTATTTGTTAAGCAGTCAAAGACTGAGTACTATAACTTATTTCCTGTAACGTTCTTAAAGAGTGGTAATTACAGATATTTCTTAATCAATGAAGCTGATAGGGATAAGATAAAAGTAAATGGATATATCGTATTCAAATCATATGGTTCAGGACCAACGAACTCAAACAAAAAATTCAAAGTTTTAGAGCTTGAATATAAGCCAGTTGGTTTTATAGCTGGCGCCTTAGAGGGTTTATACTTTAAAATTAAGGCTGATGCTTCAGATACTTTTTTAAATGTTAGCTCACAACAGATTTTTAATTTTAATGGCTCAGGAAGGGGTTTAAGAACACCTGTATTCAACAGATCGCAACATGTTGATACAGCTTACTATAGTTATACTGGAGATAATACAATAACCCCAACTGCTCAAGATGTAACAGCTTCAGCAATTTCAACCTCTGATTTTAGGATTAATGTTGAAATACTTGCAAATGATGAGTTCAGATGGACTTCAAATTTAGCATTATCATCGTGGTCTGCTAATATACCAATTCCATTTGGAGGTAGTTACACATCTACATCAACCGTTCTTAGCATGGTGTTAAATTTTGCTAACACATCATATAATGTTGGAGATAGATGGGTTTTTAATATTAGAGGATACGGCAACTTAGCTGGAACACCTAGCTATCCTTATGTTGGGTATGGATTAGGTACATCTATTAATACTTCTTATGGTGGAGGATCTATACTTAAGGGACCTGGAGCTATATTTCCAGGATCTGTTATAGAATTAGAGGTTTTATTTGACTCTGATCCTCAGAACCCAACAGGTGCTACAGGTACTCAATCTTTCACTTCTAATAGTTATTACAAAAACTTAGAGGAGTGGTTTTATGAATCTGGTGCATATGCCACTTATATACAATATAATCCATTAGGCACAAACATTGGATCACGTGGCGTTACATTTAGATATGGAACAAACTATCAAAATACTGGCAACCCTGTAAGTAATCAAATAGATCAGTCCAACGTTGGAGGTGATATTTATATGATTATACAAGGTTTTAATGATGGATCTAATTCTAGTCTAAATGAAATTAAAACTAGATTAAAGGTGACGCAGACACCTATGGGTGGCAAATTAAATGCTGAAACAGTACCAGCAAATGACGATGTGGATATCTACTATGAAATGAGTAGAACATATTCTATTGAGGCAGGTAATCACATGGTATTATGGAAGTATGATATATCTACAATTGCAGCCAATACTACGTTAATACAAAACGGAAACAAACAACCACATTATTTTGATGTAGGTCAATCTGTTTATATTACTGCATCAAATATACCTCCAGCTTATTATACAATTGTTGCTACACCAAGCAGATACGCTATAACGATTAATCATGCTGCAGGTTCTTCAGCTCCTGGTTCGGTATCAAATAGTGATATTGAGAAAGACCAATCAGGTACTTTAAATCAGGCAGTTATTAAATTAAATAACACAGATAACAAGAATTCAGACTACAATGCATACTGCTATGGCAATGGCGTTGAATCTAATAGAATTCTTGATGGATTTAATCAGCCGTGGTTAAAGTATAGTTTAAGAGCTAGTGGCGTTATTGAAGACTATGAACAACAAGTCAAAGACGCATCACTCACCTATAGTGGTCTCTATAGATGGGATTCATCAATAAATAGACTCAATGAGTTTAACCTATCTACAGCAAACTTTAAAAACTTAGATAAGAACTTTGGGTCTGTTCAGAAACTATATGCTAGAACTACTGACTTAGTTGTACTGCATCAGGATAAGATTACATCAGTTTTGTATGGTAAAAACTTATTGGTTGATGCTGTTGGTGGTGGATCAGTTGCTTCGGTTCCTGAAGTACTTGGAACTCAGATTGCTCTACCTTATGAGTTTGGTATATCATCAAATCCTGAAAGCTTTGCTACTTGGGGTAGCAAGATATACTTCTCTGATGCTAGAAGAGGTGCTGTGCTTGAAATGCAAGGTGATCAAGTAATGGAGATATCTAGAATGGGTATGTCTGACTACTTTAGAGACTTGATGATTAGCACACCAAATACAGCTAAGCTTGGGGCTTATGACCCATACAATCAAAACTATGTATTTTCATCTACAACTAGAAGAAATACACCTTGCGATATAACCATCAATCCAACTGCAGATAGTTTCCCGTATAATACTGCAGGTGGGCTTGAGTATTTATTTGCTTTATCTGGAACTACAAGTTGGTCTATTACTGTAATCAATAATGGTTTTGGAACCAACTGGGTTGAATTACCTCCATATTGCCAATCAGGTGTTGGGTCTCAAGATATATACGCAAGAATCCAAAATAATACTACACTTGCCCAAAGAAGCGTGGTATTTAGAGTTGCTTATTGTAGTACATATGTGGATTATACACTTACACAAGGACGTGGACCTAGAACAGATTTTAATATTATAACGTTAGGTAAAGATGAGTTCAAAAACTAAACAATCTTTTAGCTACACAGGTAGCTCAACATATACCATTGACAATGTAGTGCTAAGTGGAAGCGCAATTGCTTTGTTTGATTCATCAACAGGAATTGGTGGTGTTGGGTATGTGCCATATGATGGTGCATCAGTAACTGTTGTAGCTGGAGATGCTTTATCAGATTACAGAAAACTTGCCCCAACGTTAAATAATAAGCTATACTATTTGGTTTCAAATGTAGCGTATACTGCTGACGAAAAAACAACTATACTTAGCCTAGCTACTGAAATTCCTGTTGTTTATTCGGCTGGTGTTTTTACCGGGCAGTTTGTGTTTTTAAATCCAAACAACTATGAGTACGTCTATTTGTTGTGGGATTATGAAGATAAAATGGATACAGTTGCATCTTACAAAGGCATAACTGAAAGCCGTTCTATCGACATGAATTACGGCTCTAATATTGGGCGTGCTGGTATTAGTTTTAATACCATTGATCCTGATCAACCAACAAGATACCAAGTTGAGTGGAATGGAGAGATTGTCGTTGATACTAAATATGTTGGCGTTAACTCAACAGTTAATTACGACGCTCTTATTGCGGCAGGCATTCCAGCTGATGAGATTGGATTAGTCGCTCCATACGACGGACTTGTTGACAATGGTACTGGTGTTATTGAGTTTTATAAAAATTTACCTACCGGAGAGGCAAGCTTAATTGTATCATCTCCGTTTAGCGGATCAACATGGATAGTTAATAAAATTAGCCCATACTTAACTAGGTTGTTTATAGATACAGCACCTGGAATACCTTCTGATGTCTGTGCTCAAACTCCTGCGGATGAAGTATGGCATAACGGCGTTGACTGGCTGCCCAATATCGGTGATCAATTGTTTGCCACAACAGATGGTTTAGAAGTTTATATTGGTGATGAATATTTACATTTAATAGACTCTCCTGCTGGCGGTTCAGCTATTTACTATATAACCACAAGCTTAACAGGAGAAGTTTTATCAAAAGAAAGTTGTACATGCTCTGAGTTTGCTGTTCCTTTTATTATTGCAGATCCAATCGCAGTAAATACTAATGTAACTGAATCTGTAATTATAGAAACTATCAATAATCCAACATCATGGGATTTACTTGCTAGCACGTTGCCTAGTGAGGCAACTTTTTCAAGCGGAATTGTATACTTTGATAATTGCCCTGCAGGTGTTTACTCAATAACAGTTAGAGCTACCAATTGTTTTGGGACTAGCTCATCAGCTGTAATATCTGTAACCGTATCTGATCCAGGAGATATGAAGCCATTCTTAATTGATGTTGAGCAATTTAAGGAGTCTGGATCTGATGCTTGTTTAGTTATTCCTACATTCACTCTAATGTACTTTGATGGTGATGGCTATATACCAAATACAGTTGACGCAATTTTCTATGACTCAGAAGGAAAGCGTCCATTTATGGGTGGTAAAAAATGGTACCAAATAAATGATTCTGATTACACAATACAGATTGATCAAAACGGAACAGTAATTGGTAAATCTACCTGTGCTGGTACAACTACAACAACTACAACAACTAGCACAACTACACTTCCTTCAGGTACATATTTTACAGCTACATCTTGTGTTGATAATACAGTAAATGTTGTATTAAGAAATTCATTAGGAACTTCAATAACTACTGGCTTAATTATAAAAACAACAGATGGCAACTGCTGGAGAATAGATGGATCAACAACAGCCACATTTCCATACTATAATGTTATTACACCTATAGTTACTTATGCAGACTGCACAGCATGTACAGGCACTACGACAACTACAAGTACTACGACAACCACAACAGCAACTCCTGTAACTGGTTTTGATTTAGATGTAAGTGGATTTACATCAGCTAGATTAGCTTGTACATCTACTCCTACATATGTTACTCATTACCATACAGGTACGTTTGCAGTAAACAGTTTTGTTTACACTGATGCAGGGGCTACAACATTATTTGATGGAGCTTTCTTATGGTATCTAGTTAGAAAGTCTGGTGTAACTTATGCCTGCTTAATTGCTGATACAGGTCAAATATTAAACTTGTCAGCATGCTCAGGAGTTACCACAACTACAACCACAACAACTATTCCTGTTAGATATTATTCAGGAACAAAGTGCGTTGGTGGTGCTGCTGTATTACTATCCTATACAGGTTTTAGTGCATTAAGTCTACCTAATTACGTAAAGGATAGCAATGGAGATTGTTGTAACATAACAGCATCTGTGGCACCTGGAGTGGTTGATGGAACTATATTGTATACGTATGGAAGCTGCTCAGAGTGTGCGGCAACTACAACTACGACTACAACTACAACGACAACTACAACGACTACAACGACAACGACGACAACTACGACGACAGCTGCACCGTTGACGCCTATTACACTGTCATACTCTTCTTCACAATCATCTGTTTGCTCAGTTCTTGATATTGATAATTATTATGTCAATGGAGCAATTGGTGTCCCTGGAAATTATATCTTTACAAACTTAGTTGGCTCAGATCCTGCGCCTGCTGGTTGGTACTTAAATTTAATTACAAATGTTGCGTATGAGTGGGACGGATCAAACTGGACCGTCGCAAGTAAAACCTGTTAATGAAAACACTTAGGATGTTGTCAGCGCAGCCAGCGCTTGACTATTACGCATGGCAGATTGAGGTATGTATACACAACTTCGCTTCGCTAGGTTACAAAAATATTGACATAGTTGCCGGTTATCAAGATGAGATACCTGAGTCGTGGAATAAATTATACCAAACGTACAGCGATATTGCTAGGTTCTTTTTCTATAAAGACACCATGGGCGAATGCGACTATCCGCCAGCTATACAGGCACACCTATTGCAAAAGCATTTCAAAAAGCATCCTGATCTGACAAACGATGCTATCTTTTTTCATGACGCTGACTTTGTATTCACTAAATACTTAGACTTTACACCATACCTAGATAATAATATTTGGTACTTCTCAGACACTATCTCATACATAGGCTATGATTATATCATGAGTAAGGGTGAAGAGGTGTTAAAGGCCATGTGCAACCAAGTAGGTATATCTAGAAAACTAGTTGAGTTTAATAAGGATAGAAGTGGTGGAGCTCAAAAGCTAATGAAAAACTTGACGCATCACTATTGGAAGAAAGTAGAAGAGGACAGCAAAGGGCTATACAAACTACTGACTAGTATGCAGGACGTCAAAAAGGAAGGCGATCCAAACGGCATACAAGCATGGACGGCTAGCATGTGGGCCGAATTATGGAATGCTTGGTTTTTTGGACATCACGTAACGGTGCCAAAGAACTTTGATTTTGCTTGGGCTACATGTCCATCAAGTATATGGGATGACGTATATTTTTTCCATAATGCAGGTGTGATGAATAACCAGCAGGGTATGTTCCATAAAGCATCATACATGCATACATTACCGTTTGGTACAGATCTGACGGTAGACCCTAATAGATGTTCATATCACTATTATGAAATGATCAAAAGCATGAAAAGCTGCTTGGTCTAAAATTCGTAACTTTGCTATATGGTTATAGATACGATTACTTTTTCTGACAAGTCTGAGGGATGGACTTCTAGATGGACTTATCGACCTGAGTGGATGATTGGTTTAAATAGCTCATTCTATTCATTTAAGGATGGTAATCTATATAAGCACGATACCAATTCAAATAGAACTACATTTTACAATACAATAGGTGGGTTTTCTATATCAACTGTAATGAATCAATCACCAACAGAGATAAAGATGTTTAAGACATTAGCTCTTGATTGTACTCATTCATTAAATTTTGTTGGTTATACAGATCTTGATCAGACTGAGATGAGCATGTCTCAGTTTGTAAACAAAGAAGGTGAATGGTTCTCATACATGAGAAGACCTGTGAATGATAATAATTTGCAGTTAATATCAGCGCAAGGTGTAGGCATTATAGACTCTATAGCTGGATTTCAATTAACAATGGATTCAGAGGTTAGTAACGCATCTACAGGTGACTTAATAATAAGTGGTATCGTTGATTCAAATAACAACATAGTAACAAATACACAGGTTGGATATGTTGTAGATGTAGTTGGAAATATAATATCTGTATCAAATAACAACCCTACTCCACCTACTCCACCTACTCCTGGATTCATAAATGCACCAACAGCAGGTAACTACGTTTATATACTTAAAAGCTCTGTGGCTGAGTCATACGGGACTAGAGGTTACTTTCTTCATCTTGCATTATCAAGAAGTGGTGTTGATGCTACTTCAGAGATAGAGCTATTTGCTGTAAGTACTGAAGTATTCAAAAGTTTTCCTTAAATTTGTTACATGGAAGTTAGGTTTTTAGATGACCACGACTACGATGTATTATCCCAATGGTGGAAGGACTGGAGATGGTCAGCACCACCTAAGGATATGCTACCACAGGATGGCCGAGGTGGGCTGATGGTAAGTAAAGACGGTGAAGATATTTGCGCCGGATTTGTTTACTTCACTAACTCAAAGACAGCTTGGATTGAGTACATTGTGTCAAACTTTCACTATAGACAAGACGATCGCAAAGAGGCGATAGAATTATTGATTAACTCACTTGTTGAGGTCGCTGCCGAAACAAATGGAACTAAATACTTCTACACCTCTTTAAAGAACGAAAATTTGATTAACCGATATGCAGCATGTGGATTCCAAAAAGGGACAAGCAACTGCACTGAAATGATAAAGATATGGCAGCAGTAACATCAACATTAGTAGCCTTAGGCGGGATTGGCGTTAGTGCCGCTCAGGCTATCAAATCACAAAGCCAAATGAAACAAGCTGAGCAAGCTAGTGCATTGGCAAAACAGCAATTAAAACAAATTAAAGAAACCAACCCATTCAAGGCGCTGCAGGTGCCTACACTTGGTCTTGAGATGGCTCAACAACAACAGTCTCAACGAGAGGCTCAGATGGTTGGAGCACTACAAGGTGTAGGTGCAGAGGGTGTCATTGGTGGAATTGGTCAAGTAGCTGCAGCAGGTAACGAGCAAGACATGGCTCTTGCAGCTCAAGCAAATCAAGCTCAGTATAATAGAGATGTGGCTCAAGCTGAGGCTCAACTTGGTATTGGAGCTCGTCAAGCTGAGAGAGATTGGATGGCAGGCATTGGTGAGGTTCAAGAGCAAAATATGCGTCGATCTGAAGCTCAAGCAAATCGTAATGCTGCTATTGAGGGAGCACTTGGATTTGCAGGATCAGCAGCATCAAGTTTAGATGATATTATTGGTCTTTATAAAAAACAAGGTAACAAAGCACAACAAAGCTGGAATGCATTAACTGCTAATACAGCATATACTGCTCCAGGTGGTCCACTTACTAAAGAACAGCAAGCTGCTTATGGTCTTAGTATATTACAAGGAACAAACTACCAACCATAATGGCAACTAGCAATCAAAACATATTTGGCTATATTCCTACCGAGTCGGTAGATTGGTCTAAAGCATTGGGTGGTCTTTATACCACTGTCAAAGGTATTGAGGAAGGCCGCGAAGAACTGAAATTAGAGCTCGATCAGCTTAAGACTGACAACATAAAGACCGTTCAACAGGCTGATAATTTTACTAGTCAGACGTTTCAACAAATGATGCTTGGCGCGTCACAGGATGCTGTTTCAATCATAAAGTCATGGAATGATGCACTCAAAAGGGGCGAATTAGACCCTAAGCAATATAAGCAAAACATGAATAACCTAATGGGAAATTGGGGAACTCTAGCTAATAATGTGAAAAGCTTTGATGCCAAGAATGCAGACATTCAAAAGCAAATACAAGATGGTACATTGTCTGAATTATCAGTAGATGCTGCTGAGTATTTTGCAAGATCTGCGGATCTTAAAAACCTTAAAGTATTTGTTGATCCATCAAACGGTGGAGTTAATACAGGTAGATTAGATGCGGCAACCGGACAAGTTATTCCTGATACCATTGAAAGCACAAAAACAACTGGAGATTTAAGTAACGCCATATTTCCTAAGGTTGATCTCACAGCTGAAGTTAAAAAAGTGGTTAGTACATTTGGAGTTGTTGTTCAAGAGGATGGAATTACTACAGTTACAGATGCCACAAAGAACCCTAGATTTGCAGCTAAATTAGCTGACCTTACTGGATCATTAACTAATAATGACAGATATGCTGCAAGTATATTAAGAAGTAGCGTAGGCGATGGGTATAAAAGTTACTACACTGAGCAAGATAGACAGAGTCTATTAATGCAAGCAGTGGAAAGACAAAATCAAATTTTAGATTACCAAGGGAAAACAAGGTTATCTGGAGAGGAATTGGATGCGTTTCTTCAAGAAGCTGAAGGTAAATTAATTCCTATGAAGAAAGATTCTTCAGGTGTATATCAGCCAATGATCACAGATGAACAAAGAGCTAGAGCTAAAAAGGCTGTTGAGGATACAGTATTCTCTCAGATTGATTTTAAGTCATTACAGGATGATAATACAAGTAGATTATCCACAACTACTACTAAAAAAGAAGACGATCCTCAATATTATAGAATTGCCACTAATGTAATAAACGCGTGGACAGGAGGTGACGTTCAAAAATTAAATGAGCTTTCTGAAGGCAAGTATTTGTTTGAGAAAAAAGGTACGAATACATATTTAATTATTGACGCGCAGAACCCTAAAAAGGTATTTGGACCTATCACTAGTATAGATAATGCTGGTAATTTCTTTGGCGAAACAACTAATTCAACATGGGCAAGAAAATTAGGAAGAGCTAGATCTGCTGCCAAAACTCCTGCACAACCTGCCAAAATAACACAAGCTGACTTTAATGCTAAGTGGGCAAAATTAAAACCTGGGCAAACATTAGTAGGGCCTGATGGTATAACTTATACAAAGAAAAAGAAATAGATGGAAAACGAGTGGACACCCCCTAGCGATGCAGTAGAAGTAAAAGGATCATCTAGCTTTGTTCCCCCTTCAGATGCTGTTGAAGTAGTAAAAAAAAAAGATCTTACGGGATCTGGATTGGAAGAACCTTCATCGGAGCGCTTAACCACAACGACAACAAAGGCTACGGTATCTTCGTCTTCAAAAGGAAAACCTGATGGTGTATACTCATTCCCTGGCCAAGATAATGCTATATACAAAAAAGAAGGCAACCAGTGGTTTAAGGCATCAAAGTCTGACTATAAATACTTCCCACTATCTAAGGGTGACGTTCAAGGACGTATTGATTCATTAGAAAAAAATGCTATCTCGTTAGAGCAGTATGGTTTTGAGACAGAGCCAAGAAAAGAAAAGCCGCTAAAATACACAGCAGCTCCTGCACCCGCACCTATAGCAAAGCCAAAAACTGAGGCACAGAAAAGAGAGCAAGAGTT